GGCAATCTTTAAAACTATATTTTTGATCTACTTCTTTTTGACCGAATTTTTCACACATTTTTTTATACCAGTAAGGCCAATATGTCTTTCGAATTTCTTCTTCGGACATAGTTATAATATAACCACCTTGATCATTATACTCATTATAACTGTAATATCTCATGTTATCGCTTTGATGTCTTTACTAACATAATGATATCTCGAATATCATCACGATCCATCCAAGTGCCTACAAATTCAACGGTTGGATTACTAAACCCACGTAACACTTCTGGCCCGGATACATACCGATATCTACGGTCTAATTCTTTTTCTCTATGGTATGTTCTAAACTGTTCATATGTACCGGCAACAACGAGAATAGTCTGATAATGTTCTTGTCGTTTATCAAGTTCTCGCATACATTCATAATAACCGCAATCATAAATTCTCTCAATGAAAAGACGAAAGGATTCGGCTCCAAGCAAACCACCTTGTTTAAGACCGAGTATTGCTTGGTCCACAACTTCTTCTTTATATGATTTAGTCATTTTTGTAATAGTCTGTATCAAAATGTCTAATTATCAAATTTAAAGCTTTTACGGCTTTTTTATTTTCTGCAACATCTTCGGGATGTAGATATTTTCCATTTTTAAAATTATCTAAATCTGTTTGAAGACAATTACGATAATTTTTAAGAACCAAAACTGCAATACGATCAGCAGTTTCAAAATCTAATTCAATTTTTTCATTCATTTTCTTGGGTCCATTCCACCGTCACTGATAATATCACTGTAACATGGATTGTTTTTAGATTGCAAATATTTAATAGCTTCTTCCCACCCTTCTTGAAAAGTCTGCCAGTGATCTTCTAGCGTATCACTAACATATTGTCCGTCTGGTCTTCGTCGTAGTCCATGACCGGTTGCTCTAAGAGTTAAATAAGTTACTTCTTCAAACGCTTTGCGAATCTGATCTGTCATTTTTTGCTCCATCTGATGATTTTTTCTCTCCGTTGGGTCCAGTGATATCATATCTGCCACCACATTTGCCACAGTAAAACCAACTCCATCCAAACCCATTGTCGTGATACTTTCCACCACTGTGTCCTTCTTGAAAGCATTCTCGTACCAATTGTCGCTTGGCAGGATAGTAGACCGTATTGTCGTACTCAGCCATGAGTTCCTGCATTTTCTTTGACCGTGCTCGATCAATCTCACCACGGCGATGCCAAATATCACTCAATCCTCAACTCCGAAATGTTCCTCAATCAATGAGATAGCATACAAATATGCTTCTGGATCTTTGGTAAAGGGATGGTGTTGTTCTAACCTAGTGACACATTCCCTGACAATCAACTCGGCGAACTTCCAATATTCAAAATGATCAGTATGGGGGCTACCAGTTTTAACATAACATTGCTTGGCAAATTCTTCAATTCGTTGGTTCATCATTCAACTCCAAAATGTTCTTTGATTCTTTTATCAATTCTTTCGGGTCTGTGTTGATCCGTATATACACCCTCAAAGATACCAGCACATTCCCGAACAATCAACTCGGCGAAATTTTCAAACTTGTCTTCAATACCAAGTCGTTCCATTTCCGGCTGATGAAAACCAGCCTCGTTAAAAAGTTTTTGAATTCGTTTGTTCATCATTCCATCTCCATCTCATCATATTCACGCCACTCATCGTCGGCATGCTCTCGTTCTTCTTCTTTCCACACTAATGCTTTGACTTCATCATCAAATACTTTTACCACTCGCCGCCACACATTGCAGCGATCGTCGTAACATTCATAACCGAGATAAACTTTCATTCTTCAACTCCGAAATGTAGTCTAATCGCTAGCCCACAAGTTCTACTTCCGCGATGAATGTAATTCTCATCGGCAACATTAGCACATTCCCGAACAATCAACTCGGCAAAGGTTTGAATAACAGCATCACCATTGGGATTGTCCATGCGATGCCACTCCGTAAATCCAGCCTGTTCAGCAAATTCCATAATTCGTTCGTTCATTTCATTTATTCCTGTTCTTTTACTGTATGTGTATATTATAACACCGAACTGCTTTATTGTCAACCGCCCCAAAATACGGGGTCATAGCCATCTCAATATAAACAATAAACGATCACGCTCACCTTGTTCGCTGTCTCCAAAATAGAAACGATAGTAATACTCACCGTTTTTTTGAACAGCGTCGTTGGTGATGTAGGTTGCACAGTTGGCCTTGGCCCAAACCAAGGGTTCGTATTTTGGACTTGCCCCTTGCTGAGCAGGAGGCACTAACAAATCTACCCAGTTCATCGAGAACCTCCCAACCGCAACAGCATCATCAAGTATTCCTCGGGCTGGTTGGGACGACCCCAACTGTCGTGGGCGACCTTGTCGTAGCAGTCGTCGCAGAATCGTCCCGACAGTCCATGGTAGTTGTTCAGCCCCCACCACTGCCGGGAGGTGTAGTGGTCCCCAAGGCCACATCCTGTACAGGTCACTGTGACCGGAGTGACGGTGTTGGAAGTCATGACCACCTCAGGGCGAACAAGGTCAGCACACGATCGCACATGTCCACGGTCATGCCTGTTCTCTGGGCACCGTGCTCGAGACACCAGGCATCCAGTTCGGCCTGGTGCTGGGTCCAGAACTGCCAGTCTGTGAGTATGACCACGGGACCCACGCCAGGCACTGAGGCCTGACGCCAGCGTTGGGTATGCCGTGGCAGTTGCAGGCCCATGATCTACTTGATCAGTTGGAAGCAGGCCAGTTCCCACTTGTTGCGGAATTCTTCCACGGCACGGTCTCGAAACTCCGACGACCCAAATCTGGGATAGCTGTAGGCATCGATCACGATCTTCTTGAGGATGTCGGTGTCGGCTGCGTTGGCCATGATATTGCTCATGGACACGCCCGCTTGGCGAGCTTCCATGGTCACGCTGGCGGCCTGGCCGATCTGGCGGCAAAGTTCGGTCTGGGGCGTCTGGGCCTGAGCCGACACAGACACGGCCAAGGCAAGCACAGCGGCAAAGATAGTTTTCATGATGTCCTTTATTTCATGGCATAATACAACAGGTAGTCATAGACTTCGTCGGGGTCGAGCTGGAATATGCTTTCGGGAGTCTGGCCGTTCCAGTGGTGGTTTGGACTGACCCACCACTGGTCTACCAGTTTATCGCCTACCATGCTGGCCAGCAGCCAGTTGCAGCGTTGTCGTACACGATCTCGATGATCCATGCTATCTCCGCATGCGAGCGATGTCTTGGGCTTCCTCGTCTGAGAAGATCGGCACCGCATTTGACTTGTGCATGGTGCCGATGCCTTTGATCTTGGTACCGGTATAGACCTTGGCCGCAGGAGCAGCAGCCACACCCACACCGCTGTCTCGACTGGGTATGTGTTGCTGTGGCTCACGCCCGGGTGGATACATGCTGGCAGTCTTGAGCGGCTGGAACGCACCACGCGGCATCTCCGGTGCGGGATAACGACGCCCAGAGAAGTTGGGCGCACGATCCACGAATTCTTGTTTGAGAGCTGACCACTCTCGGGCCTCTTGCTCGGCTCGTTGTTTGGCTGCAGCCGACGCCCACTTCTTGTGCGGACGCTTGCTGTAGCGAGTAGTGGTCATCCAGGGACCTTCAAGATGCATGGTCATTGGGCTTTCCTATCAACATTGTTCATGCTGCTAGTATACTATGGATAGAATTATCGGTCAACCACGGTCTAGGTGCTGTAATTTACCGGTTTGATCGCGCCACTCTTCGGCGTCGGGCAAGGCTTCGGTACGTCGAGTGATAACTGGCCAGATCTGCGCCAGTTCTGCATTGAGAGCCAAGAATCCTTTTTGATCCTCGGGCAGATCCGTGTCAGCATAGATGGCATTCACGGGACATTCGGGTATGCATACTGCACAGTCGATGCACTCGTCGGGATCAATGACCAGGAAGTTGGGCCCGGCCTTGAAACAGTCCACCGGGCAAACATCCACACAATCGGTATAACGACAACGGATACAAGCTTCAGTGACTACGTGAGTCATATTAGTCCTTGGGAATGACGCAGACCGGGATGGGCAGCATCTTGTGTAGATTGCGGGCACGGATCTCGCGATAGCGTTTCAACTGTGATCGTTGAGTGCGGTCGAGACTGAGGATTTCGATGTTGTCATCACCGAGATCATCCAATCGCATGGCCTCTTCCAGTTCGGGATAGGTCATGCCCAATTGTGATTCATCGGTGCGTCCATCGGCCCAGAGACCGTCAGTGGGAGCGGCATCGATGATGTCTTGGAGCACACCCAACTCTCTTCCCATGGCCCAGACTTCGGTTTTGAGGCAGTCTCCGATGGGACTGATATCTACACCTCCATCGCCGTACTTGGTATAAAAACCCACGCCAAAATCTTCTACCTTGTTACCGGTGCCTACCACGATACCACCAGCGTCTTGTGCAGTTTGGTACAGGCACATCATCCTAAGTCGGGCACGGCTGTTGGCCAAGCCCAGCTCGGATCCGCCATCAAACAGTTTTTCAAACTGCCGGAATGTGGGAGTGAGATCTACAGTCTCGTGCCGCACGTTTTCAAAGTTTTCTCTCAACCAAGCACCGTGAGCCAAGCTGAGGCTGTGCGTGGTTTTGCTTTGGCGGATAGGCATGCTCACAGCAATGGTGGGCAGGCCAGTGCGAGCACACAAGGTGCTTACTACTGCAGAATCAATGCCGCCAGAAACTCCTACCACCAAGGTCTTGATGCGATTTTTTTTGGCGTAGTCTTTGATCCAGCCAGTGATGAATTTGATGCGTTGTTTAGGTATCATAGTTTTTTCAATGCCTTCCAGGCCTGTGATTTTTCCTGCAATTCAGCTTCGAGACGTCGATATTCATCACCGAGAGCCCGGAGCTGATCCCACTCGGCTTCCAATTCAGGGTCGACGGTGAGCACGTTCAGTCTTTGTTGTAGCTTTTCCAAGGTATCGCAGAGGCTCACACCATTGATCATGATGTCAGCATCTTCGCCGCGCAGGTCTATGGTGCCGCTTTGATGCACGGTCATGGGACTTCTCGAAGACCAATCAAGATCGGAAATAGTGATGGTATCCATGCCCGATCCCAGACTCAGAGTGGGCTGGGCACCGGTCATGGAAAACATACCACCGCTTATGGCCGTTGACGGTGAGTAGTCGTAGATGTCAAGATTGAGATCGCTGAGATCAATCTTGGGCGCATGTAATCCATCATCCCGATCCATGAGCGTTCCTTATACGTTGTTCCAGTTCGTGCCAGGCTTCTTCTTCCTGTTCGCTCCATCCCCGGGGTGGCGTCCACTTGTGCAGGGTCACGGATCCATCTTCGCCGAGTTGCCACACCAGGCGATCACCTGGGTGCCATCCCAGTTCTTGACAAAGCTCCGGTCCCAGATCCAACAACACCTGATCAGCGTCATCGGGGTCCTGGATGATCTGTACGGTGCGGACGGTCATTCGCGGTTTCCAAACAATTGCAAGAGGCTGACAAAGATGTTGATGAAGTTGATGTAGAGACTCAGCGCACCAAACCACTGCATGCGACCAATCTCTGATGCACTGGCCGTCCAAAACATGTCGCGGATACGGTTCATGTCATAGGCTGTAAGGCCCAGGAAGATCAGGATGGTCAGCACGTTCAAGGTCATTTGCAGAGCCGTGCTCTCCACAAAGATGCCCACGATGCCGGCAATGATCAAACCGATCACACCTGCGAACAAGAATGGTCCCCAGCCCGATAAATCACGTCGGGTGAAATACCCCCAGCCGGCCAAGGCGCCAAAGCTCACGGTGGTACCCACCAAGGCCTGCACGATGCTGGCAGTGGTAAACATCGAGATCAAGAGGCTGAGACTGATGCCCATTACTCCAGCAAAGGCAAAGAACCAGGCACGGATGGCGGACTCGCTCATGTCTGAACCTCGCCAGGCCAGGAACAGGCTCATGGCCAAGGGTGCGAAGATGATCACATAGCCCAAGATGCTGGAGAACAGCACAGACACTAGGCCCAGGGCAGAGATCACGGCTGCCACGATCAACGTGGCCACTACTCCCAAGGTCATACGAGTCAGTACTCCGGCCACTGCGGTGTTAAGGGCACTGACGGCACTCATGCTATTGGTGTTCATTGGTTGTCTCCTTGGTGGATGGAATCGGTTCTTGGAACGATTCGTCAAACACACGGGCATCCCATTCCTCATCGGTGAGGCGATGCAAGCCCGTGCAAAAACCCGTGGCCGATCGGCCACAAGAACACAGACGACTGGGTCGATCTGTGTGATCCATGCTACTCCTTGGCCGCGCTGAGAGCTTCTTTCTCAGCAGTGATTTCTTTGCGGCGCTCTTTGATGGCCTTTGACATTTCCTGCAGGGCCTTTCTGGCACGAGCAGCGGCAGCTTTTACGCCTTTTTGGGTGAACTTCTCGTTTTCGGCGAGATAGGTTTCGAACTGCTCTTTGAGTGTGTCATGATTTGCTGACATTGTGTTTCTCCTTGTTGTAGATATATTTTATGCTGTATAACAGCCGTAGTCAAGGTTTATTTGACCGGATACTGCTAGGAATCTAACCAAATGTGCCGACGAGTCCAACAGTCCCAGATCACGATCTGATCCCAGTTGCCTGACCATGTGACCTGGAAGAGATTTAGTGTGTGCTGATCATAGATACGGATACGATTGTTGTCTTGCGTGACCTGTGCTCGATGATCTCGTATCCAATCTCGGATCATGGATTCGGCATCCTTTTCCCGCACAGTGATGAGATACAAGGGTTCGTGATTACGGAATACAGGTATGGTCATTTAATGGATAGTGGCATCAGGCGGCACTGCCGACAATTCAGGATCGTTTTGCTGGGACATCAAGACCGCGAATTCTGTGCCAAGCTCGATGTAGTCCTGGTCGTGATTGGCTGCTGACTCGCTGTCTACTCCCACTAGACGCATCATGGCACCTATGCTTACTTCTCGGTAACCACGAAGATACAGGATCCCGCAGATTTCAATGATGAGATCGCGCACTGATTCTTCGAGATCTTGACGGTCGAGCATAGATGTATGTATGCCAGATGCAATGCACAAAACAAAAGCGGCCCAAAAAGGGCCGCTTTTGGTGCCAGCTCAGTGAGCTTAGAGCTTGGCGTCGAACTCGTCGCCCAATACTTCGCGAGCCTCGTCGAGGTCTCGGACCAGGCCCAGTTGCACAGCACGAGCACCTTTGGTGGTGGCTGGTTTGCCGGGTTTGGCGGCTTTGATGGACTTGCTGGAACCCGTGCTCACTGTCATCTTGACTTCACCACGACGGGCCACACGGCTCTTCTCGGCCAGTTTATTGGCCACGGCATAGCCGGCATCGCCTTCGGTGATGCCTTGGCTCTGCAGATACTCGAGAGCGGCCAGTTTGGTCATGGGCTGGGGCAGCTCGATGAGGTTGATGTCGGTGCAGCCGGCCTTGTTGAGGATCTTGATCCGAGCCACGAGATCGTTGGCGAATCGAGCCTTGACGGTGCCGTCGGCGTTGCGAGCGGTGCCTGCTACGGTAAAGAGTTTGTCAGTTGCCATGAGTAAAGTGCCTTTCTTGATTGCCTATGAGTTGAAGTTTTTTACAGCGTACCACTATTATAACAAATGGCTGATTTCTGGTCAACCACTTGCGGTGTGCCAAAAAACACGGTCCGGGATGGGTTTTTCAGCATGTTCTTATTATACGAAATTGGGAATTACGGGTCAACCGCGTCAAATCGCTGGGTTAGTAAGCATTTACCAACTTGAGTTGTAAAACACGCGCCGTTTCAGGAACAGCTCGGCACGAGCTTTCTTCACGAATTCCAGATCCTGCTCGCGATAGTGGTCGTCGGCATCGTTGCCCCAGAAGAATCCCTGGGCAGGTGGCAGTTGCATCTGGCTTACGGCTTCTTCCAGCTGCTCGATATCGCGCCAATCCAGTTCCAGTTCCACGCCATTGAACGAATCGTATTCAAGACCTTTCCGTTCGGCCAAGTGTTCCATCCAGCGATGTAGATGTGGATGCTTGCGCCAGTAGGCCAGGTCTTGGCGGCTGGGATCATTCCATTCAGTGCCCTCACGAGCAGCCACATAGGCATACATGTCAAGGCCCATTATACAATCCTTGCTTTCTCAGTTGCTCGATTTGAATAGAATCGGTGACCGATCCTGCGCACAGTATCAGCCATGGTCTGCGGGTCGGCTTCAAAGGCTTCTCGGACATCGTCCACAGTGATGCCTTCCTCCAATTCTAGGAGATAGATCTCGTAGTGGCGATGAGAGTTGAACCGCGCCCGGAGCTGCCAATGCAGGAGATTGGGTTCTGCGGGAATCTTCCCAACGTCCTCGCCCTTGAGCGTGGCCCAAACTCGTTGTTGGCGTATGCTGGTGATGTTCACAGCGGCTTCCAAGCCGTTCGAGTCCCACATCAGGGCTATGGTGTCACTCATACGATTCTCACACGATTGAGTTGGGTTGAGTTTTCGCGATGTGCCTTGACAGTACCACGCACACGGCACTGGTGGCCATTGCTGAGCCGTTCTCTGTAACTGAAGAACACCGCATGCCGCGACTCTGTGACAGCGGTAATGAAGTACACATTGTAGTTCTGGCTCCACACCGACTTGACCACTGTGACAGTCTCGTCGACCTTAGCGCCCACTGAGTCTAGAGGTTCGAGTCGGATCCCGGTCATGGCCTCTTCTATGAGCCGACCATCTTCGTAGGCCCGGGGGCGGCTAGTGATCAAGGCAATCTCGTAGCGATCACTTTCCAACACGAATTCGTCGAGCTCAGCGGCTTGACTCAAGGCCTGATCAAACTCAGACAGGGCGCCTTTCAAGGTCTTGATCAAGAGATCCTTGCGGGTCCAGTCACGCACAGTGCGGGCGAACTCAAAGTCGGCTTCAGTGAGCAGGCTGATGTCCATGATGGCTCGCCACATCAAGGTTTTGTTGGCTTCGTGAGCACGATAGGGCGGAGTGGCATTCATCATCCACTGCTCTTCCTTGTGGTACTCGCCGGCATTCTCACGGTGAGCGTACACCGCGGCCGCCCATACCCGTTCGGCTGACACGACAGTCTTGGGGAGATCTTTTCCGCGCCGGGCAGCAGGTCTCATTTGGGGCATGTAGTGACTTTTCATACCACTAGTGTATGCAAAAGCCAATTATTGGTCAACCAATATCAATCACTTAAATATCTGCATGAAAAACAAGGTTTTCCCTATCGGGTCCGGACCGGCTACCCCAGCCTTGGATGTTGCCCCCAACAACGAACTCGAAGATGCCAAACATCAGGCCGTGCTCACTGCCCTGAAACAGGTAGATCAATTGGTGCCTCGGGCGCGTTCTGAAACAGTGAAGATATCCTATGATGTGACCAGGCGTAATCGCGTGGCACTGTTGCTCACTCCCGAGTGGAGTCCGCACATGCCGCCCTACAATCTGGCTCGCATGTTGAGTCTAGCACGAGCTTCCGGCTACGAAAGCCGGGCATTTGACATCAATGCAGCCTGTTACTCGCAGTTTGATCACTCGTTCTGGGGCGGTTATCAGGCCTGGAAATGGGTGCATGCTGCCTACTGGACTGACATACACCCTTTCATTGAAAACATATATCACGATTACATCACCCAAATCGTGGAATTCTCGCCCACCATTGTTGGTGTCAGTGTCTATGACACATCAAATCAAAGCACCAATTGGTTGGTAGAACGCTTGAGAGAACTATTACCCAATGCAGTGTTCATGGCCGGCGGACCGCAGGCCACCAAGGGCTTGATAACAAGACCCGATCTTTTCGATCACATCGTGGCCGGCGAAGGTGAGATAATATTCCTGGATCTCCTGGATCGCTACGAGCATGGAAAGAGCCTGCCGGAAAAATTCCTGTTCCATGACAAGAACATCAAGATAGACCTCGACAGTCTTCCTTATCCCGACTACACTGATTTCAATCTTGACTTCTACAACAATCGCGGTGTCAGCGCAGAAATGAGCCGTGGATGCGTGGCCAAGTGCGAATTCTGTTCCGAGACCACGTTCTGGAGATATCGAGGTCGATCGGCCACCAACATCCTCGACGAGATCGACTATCAGTATCGCACACATGGTATCAACTCGGTGTGGTTCATTGACAGCCTGGTCAACGGCAATCTACGAGAGCTGAGATCATTCGCGCAAGGTATACAACAACGTGGCATCAATATCCGATGGTTTGGTTATGCCAGGTGCGACGCTCGCATGGATCGCGATTTCATCGAAGATCTACGTCTCAGCGGTTGCCATATGCTGAGCTTTGGTGTAGAATCAGGCAGCCAAAATGTGCTGAATCTCATGCGCAAGGCCGTGAAACGCGATGCCATTGAACAAAACATGAAAGACTTCACAGCAGCCGGCATGCAGGTACACACCAATTGGTTTGTGGGATTCCCTGGAGAAACCGTGGCCAACATCGCCGAAACCATGACACTGCTATGGCGCACCAGAGAGTGCAACATCACCAACCGCAGCACCGGCACCTGCCAGATTGGTATGGACACGCCGTTGCATCTCGAGCGCGAGAGATTTGGTATCGCACCTGTGGACCAAAAGCTGTCACATCATTGGTACACCCAGGATCTAAAAAACACCATCGTGCATCGGCTCATCCGATACAAGATTACCAATATCTTGCTCAATCATCTGCTGAAAAATCGCAGTGTGGACTATGGTGTTCCGCAAGAGAGACCCAGCATTGAAGATGGACGTCATTACACCCTAGAATACGATGCTGCCAACATCAACAATGACATCGATTTTGAAGACTTTGATTTTGACATCATCGAGCTGAACGTACACCCGGTAGTGGATTCAGCTGCCAACGAAATCTGGGCCTTGCTCCGAGTACTTTGGCTGGCAGTGGGGGCGTTCCGCTTAGACCTGCGATTTGATCCCGGCATCGACATGCCCGAATTTGGTGATTATAACTGCCCACAACACGGAGACAGTTTTGAAGCTCGATATCACTTTGACATAGATGCCAACGGAGCATGGCAAGCCGACTTTGAATGGAAGTATCAACTCACTTGGCAACCATTCCAAGAACCCATCACTTGGTCAGGTCCGTGGCGGCAGTCTGGGCAGTGGGCCGGACCGGCACTGCCGACTACTTGAAGAAAATCAATACTAGCAAAGAAGCCTGCATCATGAATCCCACCGAAATGGTGATGATCTGCAGCATGTTCCGTTGCACACAGGCCTGAGCAAAGAACGCTGCCAGACCGGCCCAGGTCATGAGCACCATGTCCACTGTGGGTAGATTGTCACTGAGTCCGGCCAGCACAGCCAACAAGGTAGGCACTGTGCTGGCATGGATCAGTACCACTGCCAACCAGGCCAAGGTCTCCGATGACACTGGGGCCACATATCGAGCCACAGCATCGGCCATGCGTTTGATGTCAAACTGTGCCATTAGATTTGCCTTTCACGATAGAAAATATGCCGTCCGATCTTGGCCACACGCTCTTTGCGCCATTGTGGGTTCACATAGTCGGCATGATAGTAGAGAGCGTTTTCCAGGGCCGGTAGCCGGAATCCTTCCAGCAACACCATCTTGGCCGCTTCCATGCTTTCACGATAGGATTCGGGATTCATGGCCCGAGTACGATAGTTGTTTTCGCAGTACCAAGAAAACTGGCACACCACGCGGCTATAGACCACGTTGCGCTGGAATATGACCTGGCAAGGGTCCTTGGGGAAATCTTCGTGTGCCACGCGATTGAGCACGATCTGCCCCACGGCCAATTTGCCTTCGGGCGGTTCGCCTGCAGCTTCCCAGTAGATGTTCTGTGCCATGCATCGCAGTTGGCGATCCAGATCTTTCACCGAACTGTACTGCACGGGATCGGCCATGCGACGTGCTTCTAAACGGTTGAATTTGTGTTGTGTGACCAATACCAATACAGTTGCTACTATCACTCCTGTGGCAACCAAAGTCACCAACCTAGCTAGATTTGTCATTACAGTCTCCTGTGTTTCGGTGCCACAAGGGCCCGTGCTCAAAGGCCGTAAGTTTATATATGTGCAAGATCCAGTATAATAAACTCAGTTTAACTGATCAACCAAAACGGATAACTAGCCCCATTTGAGCATGAAAGCCGTGTAGTCTTTGGGCTCGTCGAAGTAAAAGACGTAGCGTCCGGGCCTGTGATCGCCGCTCATCTCCACCATTTGCCAGCGCCAGACACCCACGAGCTCGGTCTTGCACCATGGCAAGATACGATCTATGGTGCCCGAGGGCTTGTGGATTTCTCGAGCGAACCGGAAACTTTCGGCACTGCGATGGTCAATCTCGTGCAGGAAAACGTCTAGATCAGTTGTGGTGTTGATTCTCGGTGTTGGCATGCGGTCTCCACGGCCTGGTCCAGATAATCCTGATCCAAGCCAAAGTCTCGATAACCCTGGCGTATCATGTCCACATAGGATTGCGTGGGCACACCAGGTTCGGCGTCATTGATCACATAGTACATGACTGATTCGCCGCCGAGATCGAAATACTCTTTGCGATAATGGAAAGGATAGCCTTCAAACCAGTCTAGATGTTGCTCGCATTCAGGAGTGATTGACCACAGTGCCCCGGGGCATCGATGGCCGGCAGTCACGGTGGCCACTCCGGCAAACATCAGGCTCATGCCATCCACATATTGGGCACCTTGTGGCACAGCATTGGGACATCGCTGTGCCATGGATCGTTGGTTGAGATTGGCACCGTAGGCCCAATAGAGTCGTGACTTCATCGCACGTACCATTCCTGTATCATCCTGTGTGCCGATTCCACTGTGTCCGAATATCGTATGAGATAGTCCTGTATGTCAAAATGGTCGCACCAGGCCTCACCATAGCGTCGTCCGCGGATACCGTCAAAGATCCATCCCGACCGCCAGCCATCGTACTGTGATTGAGTGATCCGAACACCCGCGCGACACGGGGGATTCTGGGCCTGGAATAATTCATCCACCATGTTGGATATCACTGCACAAGAGTTGGCCATCATGAGCGACCGTTCCCGCCCAGACGCTCCATGACTCGTTGCTGTTCGACAAGATAGAGTTGATAGTGGCTACGAACAGCATATACTCCGAGATAGATCAGGATGCCCACACCGGCCGGTACCACCATCCACTGCCATACCGGACATCCGGCTGCCATACTGACCAGACCCAGCATGAACACTGTTTCCAGCCAAAAGAACACACTGGTCACGGCCCCTCTCGCGGCCCAGCGAAGATAGTTTGTGATATTGGTCATGTGTCAGTCCCAGAGGTTTTGATAGTATTTTCCAAACAATCGGAATCCGTTTTGGATCCGGGCTTCGTAAACTTTACGTCCTTCCCAGTCATAAACTCTGGTATGGTTGGGACCGTTGATCATCTGGCTCATACCATTTTCCAGTTGTAAGAGTTGATGATCGCTTTCACCCGATTCGAACTGCTGTTCCCAGGAATCGTCCAACTTTGACTCGAAGGCAAAGATCATTTCTTTGAGTACCCAGTCCCAACGTTCAAAATGCTTGTCGTCTAGCTCGCCCTCGTCCTTCTGCTGCTGGGTAAGTGGTTCGCCGTGCAGTTCCTCGGGCACATCCGCGAGATCCACATAAGGAGCACCGTGCTTGCGCTTGTTGAGCTGTTTCAACATTGGAAGGATGATGTGTGCTAATGTATGATCCATGCTCCAGGTATCCCAGGGATCGATCCGGACTTTGATGACTCGTTTCTGTTTTGAGTGTATCCAAGATAGGAACCGGAAAAGCCAAGTCATGGGACGTTCTCTGGCAAAAGGGCGCACTTCTCCTACCCGGGGCTCAGGCTCCACACTACCGTGAGCCAGCCATTCGCCGAAATCGTGTACCCAGTCAGGCTTCTGGAGGAAACCGTGTTCGTCCTTTTCTTCTTTGACCCAGAAACAGAGTAACTCTGCCAACTGGTAAGGACCGAACCAGCGGGTATATGGGCCTATTCGGACGCGCATTGCTGTTCCTTTTCGTGATCTAGGATGAAATCCACCAAGGCCTGCTCGATCAATTTGTTGAGAGTGATGTCTCGATCGTGCGCGATCTTGGCATAGGTCAAGAGGTCTTGGTCGGAAAAATCCACTTCCACGATTTCTCGACCCGAAGTCTCAATGCCAAAATGTTCCAACACATTGGTTCCTGACCGTTCCAGTGACACCACCTCTCGGATCAAGGCTCGGGTGTAATCATCAAATTCCTGATCATACTGTGCTGCCCAGTCTATATCCGAGCCCAATGGGCGATGTGGCTCGTCGTCCCAAAACATGAATCCGGCCTGTTGGGCCAATCGCCGAATGTTCTCGTTCATCTACCATACCTCCAAGTCTGTGATTTCTTCTTCCAGGATCATGCGTCCGTTGTCATTGTAGTATCGCACCCAGGTCCTCGGACCGATACCGGCCGCAGGCTTTTGGCTGACCACCATGCTCGTGACATTATCGTTGAGCCGGGTATACATCATTATACTTTCGATCTGTCGCGGCGTCAACGATATCTTGCTCATTTACCAGCTGCCATCATCGATCCAGACTCGGACGGTCAGCATCAGCCAACTGGCACTGCCGTTCCACTCAACTGGTCCGCTCCAGATATCCCGTTCACGCCGGAACCTCGGTATCCAGCTCCAGTGGCAAGGATTCACGGTCACACACATGCTGGCACCGCTGTACCTGAGCCATTTAGCAGGATTAGGCTGCTTCTTGGAATCGTCGAATATCATCAGGATCTCCTTCTACCACTCGCACCATCACGTGCTGACCTTTCATGGAGGCATCCATCTTGGATCGCACGTCATCGAGATTGTGTCCTTGTGCCAAGAATCGTCCATCTGCGGTGTCGTAGACAAAGTATTGATCGCCCAATCGTTCCAGCCTAGCATCGATCACCGATACCGATTGCTGGGTCTGGATCTCTTGCAATTCGGGATCGTTCACCAGTAGATGTTGTATCTTGAAGATGATCCAACGCGACAGCAACCACATGCCCAGAGCCATGCCTGTGATCAAGCCCACTAGAAATTCAATCATGGCGTTGTTCCTCGAGTTCCTTGATGCCGGCTTCCAGCCACTCGGTGAGTGGCTCGGGATCTTCCCAGGGCTCCCAGCCCCATTCGGCTCGGGCCCACTCTGCAAATCCGTCGGGGTCGCTGCCTTGTTCGAAGTGTTCCTCGTCCCAGCCTTCACCGTCGTAGGTCTCGCGGCCCACGATTCCCATGCCTTCTTCGATGTAGTCTATGCGATAGGTCACGCGACCGTCGTTGTGGGCCCATTCACGGAAGGCATCCAAAGGCGGCGCCCAAGCCGACGAAAAACCAAACTCTATGCAGTCGGGATCACTGTCATCGGTGATCTGTACATCTGAGATCTCCCACTTGGTGCCCCAATTGTTTACTCGCCAGGTGTACCAGTCAAAATCCTCGCCCGTATCGCGAGGTTCCGGCACCATGTAATCTAAAAGACCGGGCTCGCCGTCCTCGCGTTCTAGACGCCGACGGATCTCCAGGATTACCGGCTCGGGCGCAGTGATACGGGCAGTGTTCATACACCAGTTGGGCATGGCGATTCCTTTCGCGATTTCAGTGTCATCATTATACTACACAGCGATTTTATGGTCAAATGCTGCTGGATCATCTTGACCACGACGGCAATGCATGCGACACACCATCTCGGCTTGATCGGGATTTTGGATCAAGAAATCCTTCCATTCTGCCATCACGGTCATGACCTGATCTAAATTCTGATCCTTGAGTTGCCAACGATTTCGTTCGCGATAAGGGCGGCTTTTATACCAGGTAAATGGTCCGGTTATCCAGCAGCATGGCTGGAGATAACCCTGGCTGGTTATCATCCATTTGCTACTGCACTTGGGATCTATATCTACAGGATCGTCCAGTTCTTTTCGATACATGCGCTGGAAGTCTATGTATTGTTCTCCGGGACGGAGGCTGTCGTCACCGAACCTCGAAGTGATCTTGGCACGGAATTTGACGCCTCGACTGTGAGCGAAATCTCTTATGCTGTCAATGTGATCTTGATTGTATTGGAATACTATACAATTCCATATCACCTGGGCTGGTGACTGGGTCATGATATCCAGCCCGGTCATGATCGAATTCCAATCTGAATTTTTACGGTAGACGTGATTGTTGTGCTCGAGCCCGTCGATGCCAAAATGCACTTCGTCGTCGACAGTCAAGCGACCAGCCAACTGATGCCAGAATTCGCTGGTCTGATAAGATCCATTGGTGTGTATTTGGAATTTCTTAGAAGACCGAAATGCATCAATGAGATCGAAAAGCCTGGGATAGTAGATACTATCTCCGTGATCTCCGCAGAGGATCAGAGTATGGACTTTTTTCCCAGACTCGCAGTCCATGAAATCCACGAGATCGTTGAGATCAAGATCAAACTTGGGATAGGGTCTACCTAGATATTCTGCGAAAAGGGTACGAGAACATGCCGGGCATGCCAACGTGCATCGACTCGTGGTCTCGATCTGCAGTTCAGGAAAGACATCGATCATGGGATATTTAAACAAAAAGACCATCGGGCGATGGCCTTTTTGAAGTTGTGCTCGTGGTGAACGAGCAGCGCGGGATCGTTAAACCAGGCCGGCAGCAATGGCACGGTAGCCGGCAGCGATCAGCTTGCGGCTGGGAGTACCGATGCGATACTCGGTGACCACTACGCCGTTCTTGGCCTTGCGTGTGTTGGCGTACACAGCAAAACCGCTCTGGCGGATGCGGCTCACTTCGGCCGACAGGTTGGCCACACCAAAACGCTTGGCAGCTTGGCTGGGACTAAGGCGTTCGCCGTTCTGGAGAGCTTGGAAGACCTTGTAGGTTTTGGTTTCAGGGTTGATGGTTTTCATCATGATACATCCTCTCTAAGTGTTGGCTACACCGTGTAGCGTGTGTAGAGTATATGACACTGGCCATTGCGTGTCAACACTGTTTTGGAGAAATTTAGCCAAATTGGCGGAAATAGGGCCGACTGCGGATATAGTCAAAAAGTTCATAGTCCACGCGCCGGTACTCGTCGCGGAACCAGGCTAGATTGTCGGCATCGATGTCGTAGCTCTGAGGGATATCAAACAAGGCACGACTGCGGCGCCGGAATGGATCTTCGGGCAACTTGTGTCCAGTGACCTCGTGTATCAACGAGTCAAGGTCTCGCATGTCCACCACCACCTGTACCTTGTGTTCGTGTTTTTTGTAGCTGGCAAGGTCATGCAACCAGTGGGCAGCGGGCCACAGCATTTCTTCGGTGGGACATCGGGGAGGTATCACGCAGATTTTGTCCCTGAGGCCCGTGATCACAGCATTTGGGGTAGGGAATTTTTCGTAGAAAATCTTTTCGTCGTTGCGAACGTCTCGGTACCCAAAATCGGGCAATTTCAGATCCCGGCGTTCACGACGTGCGGCTATGCGCAAAGGTGTGGTAGCACGTTCCCAATAGCCCGAGCAGAATCTCTGCCAGGGGTCTCGTATGGCAAATGCCACACGCCGATCTCCGGGCATGCGAGCCAAGGTCATGTTATGCCCCAAAGGATCAATGATAATCCACTGGGTACGGTGTTCGTGTTGCAGATATTTGATGGCGGTTCCGCCGGTTTTTGGTACGTGAAGCCAAGTCAGTTTCATGCCGTTATTTATCGGCCTGGCACTCCTGGATGTGACGGCATGAACCGCGGAACTGGAATCCGGCACAGGTGCACCGCCACTTGTCTGACTGTTCGGTCACGGTGTAACGTGCACCACGACTGCCCTCGACCTGCCATTCCTGCACCGCCGGCACTCCAGCATCAACGAGGTCAAACCCCCAGATGTCGCGTTTGACTGTGACGAACTGGCGTCCACGTAGGTCCATGCGGCTGGGCTGCTGGAAACGTATGGGCTGACCTTGCCCCCAAGGCACATAGGCCAGAGCACGATCGCCGTCCATGAGGTACACGTGATTGGGCTGGCGATAGTCTACTGCCCACTCAGTGAGTTCCATGACGATCTTCATACCAGGAGTCCCAGGATGTAGATAGCGAGCAGTCCGGTATTGACCACGATCATGGCCGGTTCACGGATGCGCAGGGCCCAGATCACGAACAGGCCAGTGCCCACGTTCAGGAGCCAGATGTTGAGAGGATCGATCCTGAGACTGGTACACAAGGCGCCTGCGAGAACGATCACTGTGGCTGTCCACTTGATGGCCTGTGTGATGCGGTCAGGACTCAACGAACACGACGCCAAGTAGGATTCTCGTAGGTATGACCGCGTAGGATACGGAGCTCGGTGTTGAGCACCGTATGGAACTCTTCGTGCAGGCTGTGCGACGTGATCTGGCTCACAGCATGCCCGGTCCTTAGGACGTGTACGGTAGTGGTCACCCCGGGCTGTTGCAGGGTCTGTACCACACCGGGTTGATTTAAGATCACCACTGCGGCCAATGCTGCTAATGCGTCCATGTCCAACTCCTTTTGTTTACTATACCTATATTATACGAAAAGAATTATTTCTGGTCAACCTGTGTCAAATACCCAAAATACTGGTAATGATCCGCTATGGTCCAGGCTTCGGGATCGATAGATCGTCCATCGTGAGTCTCAAACTCGGCTTCAAAAACCTGCGTGTATCTCCGGAATGGTCGCCACACATCGGGAGTGTGACTGGACCAACCGGCTTCTTTGAGAGCATGATGTTTGGCCCGGCTTAATTGCACCGTGGGGCAGTTCAAGGCTTGATCGATGCTGATCACACCTGCGATCATCATGTCTCGGATGCGAGCCGCAGGAATCAAGTGTTCGAAATCTGCGGCCTGGTCTATACCTACTTCGCGATAGTGAGCACCGATACGCTCCTTGATGGCATAGCCGTGATATCTGCGTAGGAGGTTGTCCATGTCATCTCGCACCAATCTCAAGGTCTGCTGGTCGTTGGTGCTGCCACGATAGATCGCCAGTATCTCGGCTAGTCTCGACGAACAGTAGAGATAGGTAGCACGATAACTCTCAGAGTTCCTCGGTGTGCGGCTGTACACCGGTGGTACAAACGATTCGATGAGATCGCGATCCATCAGTCGGTTTCCTCAAAGAAATTATGATACATGGGATTGACCAGTCGATACCGCTGAGTGTGATCTCTAAAAATTTTGGTTTTTTTGTTATGGCAATTGGCACACAAGACTACCAAGTTTTCCTGATTGTCATTGTACCTATCGCCGTCCCAGTGATCGATAGTGAGACTGTCTGTAGTGGGATCACCACATACCCACCCGAGTCTGCCATCTCGATTTTCACAGCCGCCTCGACTTTTCATGAAGATGTCACGACTGGCTTTGTTTACTGTACGATGGTTATCGCAAAAGGTTTTCCATTTGACTCCAATCGTTCCATCTGCTTTGACGTACTTTTTATGGTAGCCGACTCGGTTACAACAGTCTGGCATGGCGCACTTTGGCGCCCAATTTTTAATGACACTGGTTGACATTAGAACACCCCCGGGGCAATCACGCCCTCTTCAATGCCCATCTTAGAACCATCACCGTGCATGGGTAACTGCAATGATCCGCCTTTGACCCGGTGTACTTCACGCATGAAATTGGCCATGGCTGTGGGAGCGGTCCAGGTCGCCCCATCTCCCTTGTAAAAAGCCCATTGGGCACGCCCTTTGGCATGTACTACATGACTACTGGTCCAGACACTGGATATGCTAGACAACAACACATCCATCCAGCCTGCAGGCAAGGTCAAGCCAGCAGTTCCGGCAATGCGACGCAGTTCATAGAGGCCAATGAACACGCCTTGGTCGATTTCTTCATCGTCGGGAAAGTTGTCGCGTATGGCTTTGAGTATGTCATAGAGAACACGGCCCGACACATCAGCGTCCAAGGCTTTTTGTGCATACTTGAAGTGGCTGAAGAAGTAAGGATTGTCACCACGCAAGGCTTCGCTCTTGCGAGTGTTCTTGTCCTCAAGGTCGACGCCCAAGGTATCAAACTGCTGTTGCATGTTCCAGGCCTTGACATTCTTGATGTCTCGGCTGCCATTTCGATAACGCACCAAGGCATTGCGATGAAGATCCCCGGGACCCAGCCGCTTGACTCCGGTGTCGTTGAGCATCTCAAACGCATAAGAGGGAAAGTTTGGATCATCAGTTTCTACCACGGCACACGGCACTTCAGTGAAACCCAGGATGGCCGCGGCCAGGGTCCGATGCTGGCCATCGTAGGTGTCCACGGTATCGCGACCTACGACACGGCAAGCCGACACCGGCGAGCAGATGCGTGGATCCCATTTCCGCATGATCCGCATCACATGCTTGTGGATCACATCACGTTGGACTTCGTAGTCGATCCACAAGACATCGATAGCCGACATGGTGGATTCAGGAAAGGTGTGTGGGAGACTTTGGGCTCGACGCCGCCAAGCATCAAGATCTTGGTCGGTGACATCGAATTCGCGTTTGATAGTGGCTTCCACTTCCGTTGCCACATCGGTGAGTTTGCGTGTGAGACGCTGGGCCATGCTGTTTCCTTTCGTAGCTCGCACGATGCGAGATCAAGTTTGACTGCTACCACTAGTTTACTGCACATCAACTACAAGGTCAACCATCGGTCTGCTCAATCAAGACCGGAGATTGTGCCAGGTGATCCGACGCTGGGCTTCGGCGGTGCCGTCGCGGAATCGAGCCAGATAGCGCTCACGCTGGGCGCGGGGCAGGTCCTGCAACATGCCCTTGACCAGGCTCTGCAGGTAGCCGGCCGTGTAGGGATAGGCCGAGGTCCGGTCTCCCCACGATGCTGCCTCGGCCTGTCGCACTGACTCGGACCAGGCATCCACGGTGTCTGATATTTCCTGATACTGTTTGACGAAGTCGCGCGGCATGTCAACGATCTCCTGGTCCGTTCATACAGGATTTGCTCTGTGAGAATTGGCCAACACAAACATCAAGGCCTGTGCCGGTGTCGCGAATCTATAGCCCGAATCCGTGGCCTGATAGTCACGACCACACTCCAGTCCATGAGTGATCAGCCATTTTTGCATGGCCTGATACTGATCCCTGATGTGATCGCGTAGTCTGGGATCACGGGTCTGACCGTATTGATCCAAAAGATCTTCGAACCAAGGATTCACCGACACTTCTGTGGTGAGATGCGGGTAGGCCTTCCTCGTAGTCATCCCTTGAAGGCCACCAAGGCCTGCAGGCACTCCCACTGCCCCCAGGTAAATGATGTCACACGGTCGTTGACAGTGACATCAAAGCCTTCGCCGTTGTGCCACTCTGCGACTTCCATGAAGTCATGTTCCCCAGCGGTGTGGTCATAGGCACGCAGTTCAGTGAACCGGGCCTGGCGTTGGTATGTTTCCATGATCATTCAACTCCAAAGTGTTTTAGGATCATATTGCTCACGGCAATCTCACCAATCGTAGTCACTTCCCCGGTGGATTTGAAAGGAAGATTGGAACATTCCCGAACAATCAACTCAGCGAACCGTTCGTAGGCTGTGTTCTTGGCACCATAGAAGTCACCATCTTCATCACACAGACCACATTCTTTTGCTAATGCCAAAATCCGTTCGTTCATTCTTTCCCTCCAAAATATTGATTTACCTTCACCACTTGCAATAACATTCAAGGTTTGTCCAATTTTCATTTCTCACCCGATTCTTTTATATAATACTCTTTATCTGGACCATACAATTCCATAGCACGAAGAATGGCATCGGATTCTTGTTCGTCGGACTTTACATATGTAACCAATATAATTTCACCAAGTTCTTCAGGCCAATCCGAATCAAAATATACGGCTTTCATCACTTCACTTCAAACCGTTCGTAATTGGCATCCTCGACACCTTCTTCTTTGTTCAATTCATCTACTCGAGCCTGTGCTTTTTCTTTTGAATCGTATACATTATCCCATACCGTACGACCCACATCACCAGCGTAATCTGCTTCCTGGTAATACACTAAGAACACATTCATTCTGCTTCCTTCCATGCCCGATCTTGGCACTCTTGCCAGGTTTGGGTCAGCCACTCTTGCCATTCATGTGCGGTCATGGTCTTGGTCCTCGCACTCTTCGGTAATGTAGTCATTGCGGCGAGCAAACTCGGCCACATCGGCCTCGCTCATCCAGCCCAAGGCATCACGGGCCAGGCTTTCCCAATCGATCACGCCCTGCTCTGCAAGATCCAGGAGAGCCACAGTGGCCCTGCGGCTCTGGCGCGCATGTTTAGCACTCCAGGTCATCATACCTCCAGCATGTTGCAAGGCACTCGATAGCGACCACTAGCAGTACGCACCACGGCGTTCTTGATCTTGATGGACTCTACAGTGCCGGTGACCCTGTGACCTGAATGGTCCCGGAAGTACACCGTGAGGCCTGGTGATAGTTCCCGACGCACCTCACGACCCAGCTGGGTCCGGGCATGTTTGAGGGCCATGAACATGTTGTCGATGTCGGCATTGGTGAATGTGCCGGTGCGGATCTCACGGATGATGTCTTGGGAGGTCATCTTACCACTCCTTCTGATCAAACGGTGTGTCGCGATAGCCCGCGGTGTAGGCTATGATCTCGTCGGCGGTCATGTCAGCCAGGCCCACTCGCTCACTGGCATAAGTGTCGCCGCGGAAGAAATGTGGGTCAAACGCACGACCATACCAGGCATCGGCACTGCCGCGATCATAGGCACCGCCGTGTCGCCGGTCGTAGAGTTCAGTGGTGTCAATGGTGTCAGTTGCGTCAATCATGGTCAGCTCCTTTTGCTTACTGTATATCTTATTATACCAAAATGGTCATTTCTGGTCAACCAAAAGTCTTCCAGGTGATCTCTTGATAGACCTTGTAGCCAGCGCTCTCCAGGAGGTTCACTGCTCTCTGAATTTCGCGCCGATGGTCTGCTGCCAGCTCGAGTCCTTCGCGGGCCTCTTTCAGCGTAGGGGCCAGGCCCATACGATTCTCTCCATTGGCCTTGAAGAAGTAGCCGCTCTCACCTCCGGTCTCTTTCTTGGTGGCTTTGCGGATGGTGCCCAGGTTCTTGTAGTTCTCTTCACGCATTTCCTGCTCCTTGTTGTTTACTGTATGAGTATATTATACGAAAAGACCGATTTCTGGTCAACCGGGGTATCAACCACAGATGGCATACTCAGCGAGCTCGGCCCAGTTGGCATTGTTGGTTTTGCGGATCTTGGTGCACTGGATCAAGGTCCTCAGGCTCAACTCTTTGACCGAATCCCGGAGGCCATCAATCAGCTCCATGGCATCTTTCTTGTGCCGGGCCGTGTACTCGGGCATGAAATCACGCTTGGTGATAAGGTGCCGCATGCGCTCGACCTTTTGCTGTGCGGTCATTGACAGGTCCACGCAGAGACTGCGGGTAAGGATGGCCTGGTCCATCTGGCTGGAGTTCATGTTGGAGATGAACACCACGCGACCCCGGAAGAGGAAACTGTTGGGCAGGTCCTCGTCGCGGAAATCGGCACGCCAGGTAATCACCCGGCGGCTGTAGGAATCCAGGGCTGTCTTCAGCAGGCTCAAGCACACCGGATCCTTGAGCACCGAGTCGCAGTCATCAAACACGATCACACCGTCTTGATTCTCATACAAGGTGCGGAACAGGCCCTTGGCGGTGCTGTAGCCTTTGACCACGGTGTAGGCCCGGGCTGGATTGATGCGGGTGCCCACTTCGTACTCATCGGCCAAGGTGATGTCCTGGAAACCTTTGTCGCGCAAGGCCTGCATCACTGTATGGCTCTTGCCCAGGCCGCCGGGCCCGCAGATGATCACCGAAGCCTGATCACCCTGGGCCACCATGTTCACCATGTCAGTGACAAAGCCGAAACGCTGATTGATAGTGAAACGACTGGGCACCACCACATTCTGTGGGTTGGTGATTTTCACAGAAACCGGGCCGCTGCCGTCACGGCGCTGACGAGGCTGGCCATCATTGCGATATCCTCTAGGCATGTCTTGCTCCTTGTGTGTATGGCATTCGTTATTGTAAAGAAAGGCTCATTTCTGGTCAACCGGATCGTGTTGCCCTTTGAGCCACAGGGCCGCGCATACTGCCTCTAAACGCTCCGAGGGGTTGACAACATCCAGGGCCCGGCTTTCGCCTAATTCTCGGGCCTCCATCATGTCTTGGGCAGTGAAGTGCCGATCCCGCGAGTGAATAACCACCGTGGCCGCACCCACCAAGGCCGAGATCACGGCCACCGACATGGTCTCCCACACAGGTCTGGTCAGCATAGGTCTACTTGCACATCAAAGCCCTGCTCACGACGTACCACGCCCACGGGCATGTCAGTGCCGTCACGCTGGGCCACGCGGCGCATCATGGCCAGGTGGTTGAGCGTGGTCCACACCGCGGCCCTGGCCTCGGTGGTGGCAAAGTCCTCGCTCATCTGCTTGACAGTGATGTACATGCCTACACCGTGGGCGGACCCAGGTTCACGCAGGATGAAACGGAATCGCTGTCCGTTGCGGAATCCCTCTACGATGGTTTTTTGGCGCATGCTCGGCTCCTTGTTTTTACTGTATGCCTTATTATAAGAAAAGAATCATTTCTGGTCAACCTGACGAAATCAGTAGAAACCATGAGTTATGTTGCGTTCGCACATAAATACCTGTGAGTCACAAGCTCACCAAAATCAACTCTCACAAGGAAAATCATGCAATTTACCACTGCAAAACACGCAATCGAGCAGGCATTACACGCTGTCACTCTGGTCATGGTGGCCACGGTCACACTCAAGCTCCTACAAGGAATACTATAAAATGAAAAAGTTTTTTGAAAAAATCTGGGCAGCCATAGTTGAAGCCAGGATGCGTCAAGCTCAGCGCATCATCGACAACGGGATCTACTGGTGATGCTCTGGGCTCGAATCGTTTGCTTTTTTGACCGCTTGGCCTGTGCGCATGCTGCAGCCAGTCTAGCTGCCATCGGAGATGTTGCAGCCGCTCAACGCATGATCCAGGAATGTCCATCATGCGATTGCTGAAACGCCTGGAACTTTGGTTGGAACGCTGGAGCTGGTCCGAGATGGACCACTATTTCGCCAGGATCCATCCCGATTCCATCAAGGACATCGACAAGTTCCTGCAGCATCGGGGATGGATGTGACTACCTTGATATTTTCACCCGAACAAGCACGAGCCATGGCTCCTGTGGTGGATCCATGGCTGGCCTTTTATTTTCGGTTGAGATACGGGCACGGACACTGGTTCTACTGGAACCAGTGGGAACACAATCACGAAGTCATGCTTTGATCATCGCGTTTTGAGATCACTTGATCGGCCAGACCATAAGCCACAGCCTGTTCAGCAGTCATAAAATTGTCGCGTTCCATGTCAGCACGTAGCTGATCACGATCGCGCCCGGTGTGTCGTACGTAGATACCGGTCAATACATCTTTCCATCTCAGCAGTTCGCGTGCCTGGATTTCCACGTCAGTGGCCTGTCCCGATGCTCCGCCCAGGGGTTGGTGGATCATGTGACGAGCATTGGGCAATATGAATCTATGACCCGGTTCTCCGGCCATGGCCAAGAGACTGCCCATGCTTGCTGCTTGCCCCATGACGATGGTGTGGATGGGACAGCGGATGAACTGCATGGTGTCATAGATGCTCATTCCGGCTGTGACCGAACCGCCCGGAGAGTTGATGTAAAAGTACACGGGTCGTTCGGGATTTTCACTTTCCAGGAACAACATCTGCGCTACGATCAAGCTGGCGCTGTGGCTGGACACTTCGGTATCTAGCATGATGATTCGGTCTCGGAGCAGTCGACTGTAGATGTCATAGCTGCGTTCGCCTTTGCTGGTGTGTTCCAGCACGATGGGCACTAGATTGGGCATGAGTTCTCCTTGGGTGTGATCAAGCATAAGTATAGCATACTATTTGACAGTGATCAACCATGAGAGACATAATCAACCTATTAGAAGCAGCCAATCCCGCCATCGTGGACAGCCTAGAGGATTCGGGCTATCAAGTGCGTGTAAAAGGCAACTATGCCGTGGTCTTGGTACAGGTGCCCGAAAAGAACAAGAACCAGCATCGATCAGATGTGTTGAAAAAGATACAGCAAGATCTCGCACAGGATCAACCCGGATTAGGCGCACACATCACTGCCGATCCAAAAGTGAGCTCGATCGGGGTAGTGGCCTTTGACAGCGATCCCACCCGCATAGTGGTCAAAGACCAGGGTGTGCAGGGCGATCGCAGTGCCGGTGTGGCCAACGAAGCCGAACTGGCCAAGTTGATCCGCAGCGTGATCGAAAAGTACGGATCCGCTGATGTAGAGTTCCGTGATCCCAGGGGCAAGACCTTGAGCCTGGACAATGTCACCGAAGTCGAAGAGACCGGGAAACAGGTCCGGGACAAAGAAACCGGTCTCAGTCTCAAGGCCGACGTGGTGTTAAAGAGCGCCGATCGTCGCTTGCCCATCAGTATCAAACAGCTCGACGCCGAATCATGGGAAAGCGCTGACTCCAGCTTTGGTGCCCGTGCTCGTGAGATCGTGGATGATCTCGTGGAAAAGGGTGTGGTCACCCTGGAACCCATCGATGGTGATGCCTATCGCCTGGATCGCGAGATCGTGGTCGAGCCCACCGAAGAAGAAGCCATCCGTGCCATATTTGGTGGAGATCTCAATCCCGAAGGTGGTATCGTGATCCAGACCTTCCAGCCCGAACACTTTGTACAGGACGGCAACAAGATCACGGTAGAAGCGCATGCTGTGATCAAGAACCGAGCCGATATTCCCGACAGCCATCTCATGGTATGGTTGATACGCAATGCGTCAGGACGACTCAGCAAGAACCTCGGCATACGTGGCCTGAGACCCATGGGCTCTACTCTGGTGCGTGCCCTGGGTCGTCGTTATGACAAGGATGTGGTGCTGGTAGACAAGGATGGAAAGGTCATCGAGCGGCCTTCACACTTGCCACCAGTAAAAAGAGAAAAGCGTCCCGAGGTCAAAGCCGCGCCCAGCAAAGGTGTGGGCGACGATGCTGCTCTGGGACGACGCCGTCGCTAGGCCACTGCGTCGCAGATTCCGAATTCAAGTGCCTCTGCGGCAGATAGATAAACGTCTTGGGGAGGCAAGAGCACTTCTCGGATCTGGTCGTCATCCAGCGATGTGCATTCTTGATAGAGTCTCAACATCCGTTGTTGGGTGAGCTCAAACTCTTTCACAGTGGCAAACAGCTCGTGAGCCTTGCCCGAACTGTGCCAAGAAAACTGATGGCTCAGGATCGATGTGTTTGGAGTAAGCACACGACGTCCGGTGGCACCCGCGATAAAGATACACAAGCCAGCAGATGCCACTATGCCCAGGCCCACGGTCTTGACAGGGATCACGCTGGAACGCATGACATCGATGAGCGCAAAGGCATCGGTGAGATTTCCACCATCGGAGTTCACCATTAGCAGGAGTTCTTTTTTCTTGCGCTTCCTGACATGATTTTCGTGCAGGATCCATTCAATGGCAGGTTTCACTGTTTCTTCGTTGATCCCGCCCATGAGAACAAACATGCCGTGGGCGTTCAGGGCCGAACCAACGCTGTCATACTCTAGCTCTTTGTCTACAGTCATCTATTCCTCGTCCCACCAAATGGTGTTTTTGCAAAGTTCATAAAAATCCCGAAACTCAGGGAAAGTTTCTAAAAAGTTGGTACCACGACGGTAATCGTATTCATCCACAAAGGTAAAAAAGTCTTTCCTCAACAACGAAAGTTGTTCTAGAGGATTCTTTATTCTAGCATCAAAGTAGGAAAGCTGTCGCTGACTTTGGAAAACTTCGTGATCAGTGGCCAGACCCTGCGACTTCATTTCTGCGATGAAATCGCACTCTTTCTGGAAGTACTCCCGGAAATCGGGTGTGAGTATGTCGATGGCCAGGTACTTGGGATAATGGAGATAGGTGTGCGTATCAAAAATTATACGATCACCGTACTGTCGGCGTAGCTCATAGATGTCTCGACAAAAATCCAAGTAACTGGTCACGCTGAGAGCCGAATAGGTGGTCATGATGCGAATCGAACAGTCGGGAATCTCGTCTAGTACCCGGCGTAGATTTACCAACCATTTCTGATAATTCATGCCATAACGGATATAGTCGCACTGATCTCCTGTGGCTTCGCAGCTGGTCCATACCACCAGCTTGCCCACGCTTTTACGCTCGGATATCTCGCGCATGGCTGCCACAAACCGATCAAAGATGCTGTCGGGTACTCCAAGATTGGAGTTGATGCCAAGTTCGAGATCAGGTCTAGGATTGGCCTTGACCCAGTCCATGAGTCGAAAGGTATGATGGATCAGCAAAGGCTCTCCACCGGTGACCCGTAGGATCTTTATGTGCGGATAGGCTTCTGGCAACCATTTCCAGAAAGCTTCAATGTAAGGATTGTACTCTCGGTCAGGGATGGGTATTTTTTGCTGGCGCTGCATCTGATTGATACTAGTGCCAGTGAGTATGATGGGATAAGGTCCGTGTTTTTCGATCTCTTTGAACCAGCGACTACTGACCTCCGGACCGCAATAACTGCATTTGAAGTTGCAGGTGGTGGAAAAACTGACTTCTACGCTCCTGGGAAAAAAATCATGATCCGGTCCAAGATCGATGATTTCTTGTACTGCATCTTTGCCGATCCTGCGTTTTTCATCCAGATGTACCGAACTAAAATACACGCGATCGGGGATGATATCAGGGTCTCCAACATCTTCCATGTTCCAGCAATAATTGCATTCCGGTGGGCGGCCACCAGCCAGCATTTCGGCACGCACTGATTTCTTGTACTGGCTGTTGTGCAAGGCATGATAGTTGGCACGTACTTCGTCTTCGGACACACGATGCGTGCGCGGATGTACACAACTGTGGTTGTGCCCACTTTCAAGATGCATGCTGACTTCGTACCACTTGGCCAAACAAAGCCCGGGTCCGCCACGACCGAGTTCTTGCTTTATTTCAAACAGATATTTGTTATCGCTCATAGAGCTACTTATTCTAGCCAGAGCACTGGTTTGCCGAAACTACCTGGAGTTCTACTTTCCGTATATCTGATACCTGATCTCCGGGCAAGTCAGCGGATAATTGCCCGCGCACACGAAGATTACCGTCGATGATGGTTCGACCCTCGTCCCAGTGTACGAACCTGCGAGCAGGCATGTGATTGGTATAAGTGAGTTCGGCCTGTGCCCAACACTGAGAAGAAATCACCTGCCCATGCCCGTCATGGACGACCATCTTGATGTGCGGATTGGCATCGCGTAGATAGTGTCCGAAAATACGCGAACGATGTTGGTCGTCAAATCTCACCGCCGATCCGGCATGGAAGAAGTCGCCGGAATTGGTATACTTCACACTGACCAAGTGACCGTGCCCGCAACGATGTTTCAAACAATGTTGTTGATCTCGTAGCTGGCTGGTAGATCGCACAGCTTGGTCCAGGGCTGACAGATATCGCGGGTTCATGCCAATTTCAAAATCCACATCTACCCGGAGACCACGGCCGCGATCCATGCCGGCCCGGGTGTTGGTCACTGTGACTGTGTAGGCTTGCCGGGGATAGTCAGCCAGCACCATTTCCAGCATGCGATCACCGGTCCTGCGCTCTTCTTGCACGGATTCGTACTGCGCGGCCAACTGTTCGCCGTTGATCTCGGCGGCATTGCCGGGCACGGTCATGAGTCGATCCGCGATGGTGCTACGCCGCACCCATACGTCCAAGGTCAGCCGGGTCTGCCCTGAAGAATAGGTCTTGGCCACTTCTTCGAAGCGATCCACACGTCCCGACGAGTAGCTCACGATCTCGTGTTGCGTGACATGATCTCCGGATACCCGTGTCTGGCTAGTGACCAGAGACCCAATGGCCAGCTCAGTGGCCTTGCGGAAGGCTTCGCGACGTGCTTCGGTCTCGGTATTGGCCTGGGCCTGTACACGCACCTGGAACACTGGATCATCTTCTTTGAGCATCCACTGTCCCACAGTGATAGCGACGCTGACTGGACTAGGAGCCCACCAAGGCAGTACAGCAGCCTGTGCCGAGCCTGCGAACACACACAACACCGCAGCCGCTACAAGTTTTTTCATTTCATGCGAGCCCGAAGAGTGTCAGCAGTGGCTTGATTGCGCTCACTCCACTCATACTTGGCGATGTAGTAACGCCCATCTTTGCTCACTGAATCACCTACCTTGTGCAACCCGGTGAGACGACCCGAACTGACCAGTGTCTGGGTCTTTTGTAACATGGTATTCTCGATGCGATCTGCGGTGCGCCGACTGGTGTTATCGGGCTGGGCGCCTTCGTTGTTGTTGAACTCTTTCTCGATTTCCTTGGCATCAAACTGGAAGTCTGAGTTGGTCTCGAAACGATTCAAGGTCTGGTCTTTGGCGCGATCCAGGGTCTTGCTGAGGATGCGTGTTTTGGTATCCGATGTCATGCTCTCACCATGCACGAATTTCAGTAGCTTCTCCTTGGCATCCATCTCAGCACGGATGGTGTGATTGCCTTGCCAGGCCGGGGCTACACCAAACACTTCGATGCGCTCAAGGTTGCCCATGAGTGTGTAGTGCAAGCGGAGCCCTTGATCACGGAAGTCAGTGGCGATGCGAGCATCCTTGACCGGAGTCTTGGTATCTTCGGGCTGTGCGAATCCCGGGTTCTTGGGATTACTAGAACAGGCTGTGAGACCCAGAGCGGCCACTACAGCCACAGCGATTAGAGCGTGTTTCATTTTGCCTCCAATGGTTAAAAAAATCCTGCATGTGTGTATAATACACAAGCAGGATTTATTGGTCAACCGGACTGTTTACTTGGGTTGGAAAGCGGTTTTTACAGCTTCTACATAGGCCTGGGCAGCGGCATTTTGGGCACGGACGAACTCGATGCTGGCTGCAGCGATGCTTTCAGCGATTTCGCGCGATTTGACATCGGTGATGTAGCCAGTGGCCTGGCGTGTGACGCTTTCGATCTGACCAATCATTTGGTCAGGGTTGAACATCTTGGTAGCGTCAAACTTGCTGAAGTCGATTTTGGTATAGTCAATCATGGTGTTTCTCCTTGGTTTAGCGAGTAGCTTGGTATAGACCCGCCCCATGCGGCATCTAACTCTGCTATAGTATATATGATAATTATGTGGCAGCGCAACAAAATTCTAACCCGTTTTTATGGATTTTGGATGACCTGCTCGAGTTCGGGAAAAGTCTGGCGCCAGTCCCGATCGCGTAATCGATCCAGTTCCGCCACCCAGTCCTGTGCCTGTGTCCAGAGGTCCCGATCGAGGTCTTGGAGGAGATAGTCGGCAAACTGCCGCACCATGGCATGCGAACTCGATCGGAGATGATGGGCTATCCGTGATTTGGCTGCTGACGGCAAGCATCTAGCGTCAAGATAGGCCGGACGGCTTACCGGACCAAGATAGGGCTCAGGCAAGGAGTTTGTTTGGCACCATCCAACGAACTCGTCGAGGTACATGACATTGAGCCAACTCACTGTGTGGCTGATGGATATCTGTGTAGTGCCCTGATCTCGATATCGGAAAAGATTTTTCTCAACTTCGTGCCATTGGGCCGGATGCCTGATATATTCGAAACGATCACCCACTCCATCTATGCTGACCTGTATATCCGTGGCACGGAAACGACTCCAGACTGCCCAGAACTCGGGATCAGGATACACGGTGCCATTGGTGGTGTAGTGCAGTTTGATATTGTGTGGATTCTTCAACTGTTGCAAGAAGCCCAGATGTAGATCTCGATCCGAGAAAAAGGGTTCGCCGCCGGGTATGTCGATGTGTATGACATCGTCACAGAGGCCAGCGATGCGATCCAGGAACCCGGGATCTCGATAAAATTGGCTGTGACCAAAGATCTGGCGTCCAAATCGATTGGGCAGTTTCCGTTCGTCGGTGACCCAACGACTGCTGCTGTGGCTTCCGCAGGTAACACAGGCCAGATTACAGGTGTTTCCAAACGGAAGGCTCAGTGTGCGTACACCATCCAACACCACTTCTTGTCCGCCAAAAGTATAGGCATTGTCTAATTGGCGTTTGCTGGGAATACCCGCAGCTTCGTCGTCCCAACAGCGTTGACATCCAGCAGGGTGCTGACCGGACAGGAATTCCTGCCGCAGGAGATCTAGTTTTTCACTGTGGAGATAACCGTCGAGGTCCTGCGCGATATCTTCGCGATATTTGCAGCAAGGTTTGAATCCACCTTGTGGACCAACATCGAGTCCGTTCCAGGGCAATCTGCAAAAGTTATCGGGCAAAATCCTCATTTCAAGTCCTGACATTTACATGGTACTTATAGGCGTAGTTAATGTCCCAAGGCTAAATAAAGTTCCAAAGGAGAATACCAATGAGTATCGAACTGATCATCGCCATCGTACTAGTGGCTGCACTCGCTGTAGTACTGGCATCCAATCACAAAAAAGGCGTTAAATCCGCCGACGTCAATGCTGACGGCAAAGTAGACCTCAACGACGTCAAGGCCGCGTTGGACAATACGACTGCAGTGGTCAAAGAAGCTGCTGACGTCAACAAAGATGGCAAAGTCGATGCCGAAGATGCCAAGGTAGTTGTTGAAAAAGCAAAAGCCGGTGCAAAAAAAGCAGCGACCAAAGCCAAGGCTGCAGTGAAACGCTCTACCGCTAAGAAATCAACAACCTAATCAGTCCTGTGGTGTCAATAGCGACCAGCAGCAGATAATTGGCAAGCATGCCAAAACTGCCGCGGTCCCAAGCAGCCCAAGCATAAAGGCCGCAACCGAGTATCCAAGCAGGATATAGAGCGAGTAAAGGGGGCTCAGGTACTGTAATAGCCATGACGAGGCTACAACCAATGCTGAGAGCCCAAGCCACCACTTCGACACAGAAACGAAAAGGGTAAACGCGGTAGTCATTGCGGATCCATTCTAGGGTTGGTCGGAATACACTGTCAATCATGTCATGAAATTTTTGAAGATGGTGCATATCTAATACCGTTGTGATAAATAAAAATGCTATGAAATACTATGTCTATCAATTAATAGATCCAAGATCAAATACACCTTTTTATATTGGCAAGGGATCGGGAAATAGAGCATTTACACACAGTTGCTTCAAAGATGGTAATCAAAATCCTCACAAAGATCGAATCATCAATAAAATACATCAAGATGGGCTAGAGGTAATAGTTGAAATCATAAAACATTTTGCTACAGAGGTTGAAGCCTACGAGTATGAAAAGTTACTAATTGAAAATATTGGGCTGATCCATCTCTCTAATATAGTTGCAGATTCTAGACCGCCGTCTAAGATCGGATGGAAACCAAACACCTTAACTCTCAATAAACGAAGTGCCAAGCTTCGAGGAATTCCAAGAACAGATCAATGGCGCAAAAAACTGTCAGAATCAAAAATAGGTTCTAAAAATCCAATGTACGGTCAAAAAATTCCTTGCACTCAAGAAAGGCGGCTAGCTGTCTTACGCGGGAAAAATACCAAAAACTATAACAAGTTCAAACAGGCCATAGATCTAATGAACCAAGGCCAATCAGTCACTGATGTTAGTAATCTACTGAATATCGGACGAGGAATCTGTTTTCGTCTCAAGAATCGTAGTCATGGGTTCTTTGAGATTTTTCCAGAATTGAAATAGTTGGTCCCGTGCTAGATTTTTACCCTTAGCCTCCACTTGTATGTCGGCCCATTCCCAGTGTTCCATGGCCCATCGATTACAGGCCTGATTCCACATAAAGTCTGAATGAGCACGGAGACGGGCCTTTTTATGTCCTTGGCTTAGCAACAACTCCATGTCTGGCAATACGTCAGGATCGTGCCCTACTAGCACATCTTCTCGACTCTGACTATAGTGTATAACCGGTCGACGTCCACGCCAACTGTCTCGAACACGTTTAATTCGGTCATCCGAGGATCGAATATACTCACCGGTTTTAACGAAGTGATGGTGGATGTCTAGCACCAGAGCGAGATCGTCGACCAGTTCGAGGCTGGCGTCGAGTCCCCAGGACATTTCGTCGTTTTCGATGGTGATACAATTTCGCGCCTCTGGTGAGAGACGCCCAAGGACGCTTTTGATACCGGCTGGACCTTTTCTACCCGATATGTGGACGTTGATTTTAAAGTCCTGGAACTCGCGTCCATACCCCATCCACCTGGCCATATCTGCATGATATTCAAACTCCTCTATGCTTCTATTTACGATGTCGTCGCTCTCGGATGCCAGCACACAGAACTGACCAGGATGGAAGCTGAGCCTTACACCCAAGCGTCGTGCAGCTTCACCAATGGGGGCAAAAATCCGTTCGCAATGGTCTTGGATTTCTCGGCGTTGCCACCACGCTTGCCAGTCTCCTTCGGTATATCCTTGCAGCATTTCTGATCCTAAGCGAACCATCCTCAAAGTCTCGGGCAAGGCACCCACGGTCTCGACCATGCGCAGTGCGGCAGCGGCGTTGTGATTCATGATGTCCCACTGTCGCTGCTCGGCTTGGTCGCGATGCTCGCGCAACCAGCGCATGGTGGTGCTACGTCCATTGAGTTCACGATTGGCAGCATTTACTTTCATACCGCCGCACTCTGCGGGGTCAGTGAGCCATTTGCAACAGAAACCCACACGCGGAACAGACATAACGGTCACCAATCTGTAGTTGTCAGATTAGCAACTTTAGCACATTGTCAAATTCATCGCAAGTGAGATTGGGAAGATCTCCAAACACAGGATCGATACTGTTTGAATGATCAACTAAAACCCATTGCACTGCCGGATCGGCTGCGATGATACTCCGAACCAATCCGTAGTAATTTTTAATTTTGATCAAACCGTGTTGATCCAAATCAACAGGAATCGGTTTCAAATCAAAGCCAACCAAAAGCACTATGTCTGATGTTGTAGATACAAGATGCATGGCCACGATGTCCTCGAGATGATCGAGATCATGCTTGAATTCTCCTTCGTATAAACGAGCACCAATGGGTCTACCAAGATCAGCAAAGTGCTTGTTAGGTACATAAAAATTGCAGACAGCATGAAAAGCTCGAGACACCAGCTCTCGAGCTTTTCCAAAATCATGACAAATCACATTGTCGGTGCCGCAACTACGCCAAGTGCGCCAACTGCCCCAGGCCGGTCCGATGCTTTTGATTTGATCTGGATCGCGCCCAGGGTCAAGATGATAGCCGTCAGCGAATATCCAATTTATACGCATCACAGACCTTTCACTGCTTGCCATTTGAATCCGCCCAAGCAGATCCAAGCAAAAGCAGTGTTGGGTTTAGGATCGCTGTTGAATACTATGTCGCCGCGTGTGCCTTGATAGCCCGGTACTTGATCCTCATGCCCGATCCTGAACCTCCCCACTTTCAGTTGCTTGACGGTGGTGATGCCTTCTTCGTCGATCTCGATCTGTGCAGTACGATTCACCCCTAGGTGCAAGGCACTGCGACGATTGGTGCCCATGAACGCAGTGTTCTGGCTGATCTTTCCAGCCACCAGGCTGACTTCTTCGTCCCAGACCGACAGAGCCATTTCTGGGTCGCGTGTGTTGATACCCACTCTGCGTCGATTCACGGTCATGGTATCATTGAGCTCCACATGCCCGCTCACAGTGAGATCACGCAAGGTGCCCAGTTTTTCCAGGCTGCTTTCTCGTATGTGGCCGGACAGGCCCGATTCGGTAAACACCGGATGTCCATTGACGTTGATTTGTCGGAATTCAAAGTCGCTGCCCGATTGTATGATACCGACCACGTCTGCCACGATCTGCGAACGCCATTGTTCAGTGATACGCGCAATGGCGCGATCGGCGGCCGACTCTTCGATCTCGCGCCATGATCGATTGTCAGTGTTTACAGAACCACGTACACAGAGATTGTTGACTGTGAGTGTACCGCCCACAGATCCGTCAATGGCCACGGCCAAATCTTTCACGGCCAGGCTGTTGTTTATGGTAGTCACTGCATCTTCGATCACCAGTTGTGTGTCGCTGGCCGCATCGACCATGCCTGTGGTTTTGAATTCAGCAGTGAGTCGGGCGCGGAAGCGGTCAATGGACGAGTCCAGTTCCTGTCTGATCAGATCACCGACATCGACCACACTGAGTTTTTCATGGAAGCGGCGGATAAAAGACTGGTTCACGACGGCCTGCATTTTTTCCATCCAGGCAGGATCCAACACCAAACGCTGAATTTCTTTTTCCACATAGGTCTGCATGTTGCGATCTACAGCATCGCGTATCTGTTGCTCGAGACTGGTTGCTAGCGACTGTATCTCAATCATCTTGTCTCCACGTGTCCAAGGTCACGCAGTGGAACCCACCACCAAGAGTACGACTGTGCCTGAGCTGTGCAGGTATCACAGTAAATCTATACGCCTCTAATGTTTTAATTATTTCAGGTTGATTGCGATCCACGATCACAGTGCGGCTATCTATGCTCAAGGTATTCATGCCAATCCATTTGCTGGCATAAGGATACTCGTGGAAAGAAATAGGCACACAGTCCTCGATCCAGATCTTGTGCCAGTTTTTTAGGCACTTGGGCACAGTTTCTGGCGATACACGAGCAGCATTGAGCATGACCACTCCTTCGCGCAAAGGAACCACAGTGCTGTCGATATGTACACCGGCATAAAAGTTGCATACCTCGACTTTGACATTGTCATTGACATTGTCAAGCTGTTGGCCCAGCCATTCGGCAGCGGCCTGGTTTCCTGAAGAACTTTCTAAAAACAGCCAAGTGTCGCCCAATCGAGCCACATTGGCTGCATCCAAGATCATGCCGTGACCTCGGGGCATGGACACCACCGTGTTGCCTTCGGTAACAAAGTCTAGATAATCGATTTCCTGATCCCGGCACGGATACATCATGGCCGGATTGATGATGCGATCTCCGGCAATCAACAATCGATCTCTGGGGCAGTAGTTGTACATGCCTTCGGTGGCTACGAAATCGTTGGCGCGAGGACGATGCACAGTGACCCCGGCGGTGCGCAGTATACCGCAGAGATCTTCAAGGTCTTCGTTGCTTTCATCGATGATCCACTGGGGCACAGCGCCCGCAGGTACCGGTGTTTCTTTCCAGGTGGTCTTTTCGCTCTCGAGAGCAAACACTGGGTCGCTGGAGGGCCAATTAGCGCCCGAAGCTGAACCTACCACGATCTCTCGCAGTTGGCTCCATTCGTTGTAGCTGTGTATCTTCAAATGTGTCCTGTGATCTGTAAAGTGTATCTATCTACGGCACCGATGTTGGCAGCTGAATGAGGAGCATCGTGTGTCCATTCAACTACATCGCCGGCACGCCAGTTTACTATGCCATGATCGCAGACATGGAGGTAGTGCCCAGGCTGCCAATCTTCAAGGAAAATCAAGGCACGCCGGATCGACGATGCCTGACCTTCGAGCCCAAACAATTCGATGTAGCGTCGATAAGTGTCCACGTGCTCGGGCATCACAGTATTGGCACCCATGCGATAGTAAGCGGTGCCAATATCCTTCCACCCCAAAGCTGTGTAGTATTCAACGAACCTGGTATTCCAAGACGGCTGTGGACCTTTCATGTCAGCCAAGGCACCACAGTAGTTGCCCATGTAGCCCAGTGTTTGCCACCGGGCCATGGTCATAGGATCGTTGAATGGCTCAAATCGATAAGGGAGACTCTTGAACTCGTCATCCCAGAATCGAGCGATACTATACTGCCTGAATCCGGGTGTTGCCATAATGTATGACCTCGATTCCGTCGTGCGATTCCAGTTTACGCCAGGGATCAACGATGACAGAGCCAGGTTTGAATGCACAGTAAGGTTGTGTGTCTGCTTGCTCACCGGTGTATTCGTAGGTGATCTTGCGGTTGTGCGCCCACAGGAACACTGCAGGTTGATCAAATGTTTCGACCACTTCGGCACTGTCATCGGCCAAGGGATCGACATAGACCACTGGCAATCCGGCTTCTTTGACATAGTGGCCTACCAGGGTGGAGTAAGATCCGATACAGTAAGGCACATCGGGCTTGTAGGCTTTGCCGTGGATGACCACCGGCAGACCACGCTCTTGGGCGTGCTTGACCAGGAACAGGGCTAGATTTTTGGCCTGGATTTCACGAGCATGCATCACTGTGTCAAAGAGATCGTAGCCGATGTCATATTCTTCGGCCAACCAACGCAGGGCGATGTTGTCTCGGGGATGGCAAGCACCAGCATCACCCATGCCCGCGGTCATGTACTTGGGCCCCATGATGCGCATGGTCGACTTGGCCAGGGCGTTGGTGACCACATCCACGTTGATGTTGCCGATGCGCATGGCAAAATCCTGGATCATGTTGACCAGACCCACTTTGGCGGAAATGAATGTGTTGTAGAAAATCTTGATGGCTTCGCACTCGTCCCAGGTGCCAATCTCATATCTGGGATCATTTTTCATGATGGTTTTGTAGAGATCAATCAGCTCGCCTGCGAGAGCATTGGGATTGCCGTCCTCAGTGCCGATCATGACCATCTCGGGGTTGACCATGTCCCACTTCACCGATCCCATGGCGATGAGATAGGGATTGTAAAGGAACTGGTGCTGTTTGTCCAGCAAAGGGATAAAATGCCGGCGTGTGGTTCCTGGCAACACTGTGGAAATCAACACGATTTTCTTGGGCGAGCGAGCATGTGCGTTCACTGCCTCCAGGCTCTGTTTCACTGCATCGTGACCAAAATCCTTGGGTGTCATGTGACTGCTGGGCACCGATCCATCGTAGCCTTCTTCGTGTGGGGTAGGCACAGCGATAAAGATCCACTCACTTTCGTTCACAGTCTCTTCGATCGAGCAGACTTTGACCGAGTCACTGGCCCGTGGGTAAATATCGTAGCCGCGCACAGTGTGCTTCTCTGCAAACACTTCGGCACAGTCGAGGCCCAGTTTGCCCAATCCAATAAATCCTATATTCATTCATGTTCTCCGTTGATAATTTTTACAGCTTTTTTGATTCCCACTATGGATGGGACAAAACCCGTGGCATGATCTGGACCTTCCAAACTCACGGATCTAAAAATCTGTGCGATCTCATGCCGTACTACGACGAAAAAAGATATCACGAAAATCGTGTCGAGTATCTCTGCGGAGACATTACGATAATGCACGACCAAGAACCTTTTTTTGCCGATGCGCTGATTACTTATAAAAATTGGTACACAGGATCAAAAAAACACAGCATGTGGGACCATGTAAGTCCTGAACAGATGTTATGTGTGATTGCCCACGGAACTACTTGGCCCATTTTCTGTCACAGCGAAATCAACAGCACAGATATACAATTAATCAAAGATCAAGGATTTGTAGACTGCTACTATTTTTGGCATGGACTGATTGCCCGAGACTGGTTCCGTCACTGGAAATGGCACGCTGATATTCACGCCACACGGCATCCAGAAAGACGATTCATGCTGTATTCCCGGGATCATACCGGAACACGTCAATACCGAAGTCAATTAGTGCAACAGCTTTTCAAATTAAAAGAGCAGGTATATTACAACTGGAATCGTGATTTTTCCGACGTAGACAGCACCTATAGTGCTAAAATCATTGCCCAAGACGTCAACCTCGGCAGCATACAGATCGTGGCCGAAACCTTGTTTGACTGCGATAAAATACACCTGACAGAAAAGGTTTTTAAACCAATGGTGATGCGCCAACCTTTTTTTGTTGTAGCTGGCACAGGTTCCCTTGAATATTTAAAAAATTATGGGTTCCAAACCTTTTCCCAGGTGTGGAACGAAGACTACGATTTTGAAATTGACCACCAGCGACGTCTTTCGATGATAGTCAGAGAAATAGAAAAAATATGCTCGTTGAGCGACAGCGAATTTGAAAGATTAATCGAAAAATGCCAATCGGTGATAAATCACAATCATCGTCATTTTTTCAGCCAAGAGTTTGAAGATCGTTTGCTGAAAGAACTGCATTCAAACATGCAAGCAGCACAAGAAATACAAAAAGACAAGCACCTCTCGATGCCAGGGGGAAATGTTTTTTACCTAGCTGATTATTTTCATTCACAAAAAATACAAATGTCTGATCACTACTCCGGATGGATATTTAAATTTTGTGATTACTTAGAAAAAACTGATCCTCACAGATTTAGTCAGATACAGCAACGTTACCCCTGGGTCAAGGATTTTTGATCTCTCGGTCAATCACAGGATCCCAGTCCGAGTCGGGCTCGTGTTCTTGATATCCAGCTACACGATTGGCCATGTCCTGATAGAAAGAATCTAGCTCACCTTTCCATCGTCCCTGCAGATGCTCGAGAGCATCCTGGCAATACTTCCAGTTACGCTTTTTGTAGTTTGACATCATGCGATTGTGCAGGTCACGGAATTGTTGTATCACTGGCATGTCTTGCAGTGTGACATCATCCATGGCCACCAAGCACCAGGCCGTGCGAGGCATTCCGTCCTGGAATCTCAGCGTATCCAGCTCTAGTATGGTGTATTTTTCAGCGAGTTGATCCGCTTCATCGTGCGTAGCAAAAATAATCTTCATGGCATTTCCTTTTAAATATGTATCATGACATTTGCATTCGACCTTATTTCAGATCTACACATTGAATCCTGGGACAACAAGTTTGACTGGAGAGGACAACCGACCAGCCAATTTTGCATAGTGGCCGGGGACGTGTCTCGAGATCTCGACTCTCTTGTGACCACTCTACAGCATCTCGGCCAATGCTATCGAGGTGTGTTCTACATCGACGGCAACGACGAGTATCGCGACGCCATTGATGACATCCCCGGTCGATATCGAGAAATCAAACGTAGATTGCGAAACATAGAAAATGTTTTGTATCTACAGGACAATGCCGTGGTGGTAGAAGGTGTGGCCATTTTATCTACCAATGGCTGGTGGAGCTGGAATCTCGATGGCAGCATAGACTACGATCAGACTCGAGCATGGTACCAACAAAAAGTAGGTTGCCAGCCATCGACTCTAGACACCATCGAAGACATGGCCGTGGCCGATGCTATGTATCTCAAGAACTCGGTTCAACGACTGCAAACACATCAAGATGTTCGACGAATCGTGATCGTCACACACACTGTGCCAACCATAAACTTGATCAATCATGATCTAGATCTCGATGGTACATACAGGATCAACTGCATGGGCAATTCCTACATGGAACAAGTTTTGCAGGTAGATACCGAAGCCAAGATCAGCCACTGGTGCTTTGGGCACTATCACAGTGCTGTGGATCGCTTGGCCGGTGGTATCAGATTTGTCAACAACTGCAGAGGACGCGGAGACAGCGACTTCCGCAAGATAGTTTACCATCCCTTACGGATCGAAGTTCCGGTTTAACCGTTATCGGGTTCGAGTTTGATCTGCAGGGGATATCCAGCAGCACGAGCTGACACAGTGACTTCTATGCCTTTTTGCTCGGCCACTTCATAGGGTAGCACAGCTACCACAGCGGCTCCTTGCTCGTGGATGTCTATGGTGATTTTCTCAGCCGTGACCGGTGTGTACTGGAAATGATCGATGAGGCTCTCGATCACGAATTCCATGCTGGTCTGATTGTCGTTGACATAGATCACACGGAACATGGGAGGTTCTGCGAGATCGGTCATGGGGCTGATGTGTGTTTTGGTCTCGGGATTAGACATCGTGATCCTTGTTGTGATTGTTATCAAAAGGGTGGGACTGGCCCACCCAGTTATTTACACCTGATACTCGATCTCAATGCGTCGAGGCTTCATGGTCTCGGGCACTATACGCTCCAAACGGATGGTAAGGATGCCGTCCTTCATGATAGCACCTTTGACTTCCACGTATTCTCCCAGAGTCCACTGACGGACCCAGTCGCGACTGCTGATACCATGATGTAGATATTCTACTTCCTGGCGTGGCTGGTCGCGGTGGCTTCCTTTGACTGTGAGTACACTGTCATTGAGTTCTACATCAATCTCGTCTTGCCGGAATCCAGCGGCAGCGATGCGGATCTCATAGCTGTCTTCGGCGATTTTGACAGTGTCAAAGGGAGGGTAGTTACCTACAGCGGCAGCAGATTCAAACTGCTGTGTGATGCGATCAAACAAGCGATCGACACCCACTGTGTTGCGGTAAAAAGGTGCGAGGTCAAAACTAGTGATTTTAGTCATTGTATTCTCCTTTCGTTAAGCAAGAATGACTTGTGTAGCCCAAACATCGGCGCTACAAGTGTATTTATACATGAAAACTCGTGCTGTGTCAACTGCTTGTGCAGTATCCGAGTAAATACTTGTGCTCTTTAGGAGGTAAAATCATGGAACTTGATACAGGAATCATCGTGGCCATCGTGGCCATTGTAGTAGTAATCGCTTTTGTGATGAAGAAAAAGAAGTCTTCGGGCACTGCCGGTGGTGGCGGTGAGTTCAAGCACAACGACAACGTCAAACAGGTCGAAAAGTAGGTTCTAACCAAGGTGTCAGCGCAGTTGCTATGCGCTGATGTCCTTGCTGATTGGGATGCCCGCTGTTGGGCCACACATACCGATTGGGATGTGTGTTAGAATACGTGGTTATTGACCCTCGATGATCGATGTCGTCAAACAGATCTAATATTGTGCTGGCACCAAAATCCCAGAATCTTCCGCGGTCCACTTCGGGACAGAGTTCTACGCGATCCCACCCCCAGACATATCGATCATCGATGCCATGATACCTGCAGAGATGGTGCAAGGCCATGAGAGTGGTGTTCACCCGATAAGTGGCCAGCTCGGGCGTGTGCCATTCGGTGTACCAGCGTATATCTATGTCTGACTCGTGGGAAGGATTGAGATACACCGGCACCGTGTGCAGCTCTTTGTCTCGACCATCTCGCCATACAAGATCTCGATGTGGACTGGTCAAGAAAAACAGAGCAGTGGTTCCCGATAACTGCCAGTCATGATCTCTGATATCGCAATATTCTTTGGCACGGTTGAGCTGCAGGATCAAATGAGGTATTGACGTACTGGCCACTGAAAAGTCATGCCAGCGTATGCCTAGTTGCTGACTTATCAATTCACCAAAAGTTTTTTCATGTCGCTGTAGTTCTGCACCATAGCTCCAGCTATCACCAAACGTGAAAAAACGTTTCATTTACCAGATTTCTCTCAGTGCCTGCGACCACAACCGGCCTGAGGTCGCTGTTATTTTTTCTAATAGTCGTCGATTTTGTTCAAGACGTGGCCAGATTTCCTGTCGTAACTGACCGAGATCAGAGATGCTGTAGATTTCATCGATGCGGGCGACTATTTCGATCAAACGATCCTGTCTTTGATGTTCGTCTTGGATTGTATCGTAATCGTGATGTTCGCAGATGTCATCAAACATGTCGAATCCCATGGATCTAACACAGGATACCAGACCCGGCACCGCCATCCAAATTGGGATTTGATACATGCCGTAGGCCTTCCAGGTCTTTTCGGTAATGAACTTGGATGACCAAACCGTGTTGTCGGATTGATCGCTGCTTTCAGACACTACATTGATCAGACAAGACTGGAATCTAATATCAGATAAATCGTGTGATCGATCTTGATCGGCTAAACCATCAATCCAGCGAGCACCATCTACCCATGTGCGCGGCCCTTGATAATGATTGGATTGTGTTCCCAGGCTGATGCGAGCGCTGGATACAGACAATGATTTTTCCAAGAAAAACACCAATCTCTCTCGTATCGCGCTGGGTCTTCGATTTAGGCAAAGGAACTTTCGATCTAATTCCAAGTCTCGGATATTGTTTTCTACTTTTTGGAATCGAGAAAACCATTCACAATGGTCAGTCATGACCGTTGGCACACAACGATAAGGATAGTCGTATAGATCATCCACAATGGCAGAAAACACAAAACCCAGCTTCTGCAGTAGCAAAAGAGATTTCAAGGCTCGAGCCAGGCAGCGTGCTTCATGGGCACCATGTCCTTCGCTGGCAAAAGTCACAACTAATTCAGTGATTGGTGACGTTAGATTGCCACCGTTTTTGAGATCGTGTTGTATTTTTTCACGGGTAGCATCAATGTCATTGAGATCAGAACATCCGTGATGATTGGCTGAATAGACTAGTTTTTGTTCTTCGACAAAAAAGCAAGACCGCACATCAATACTGCCTGGGAGGAAGTTCCTGGCTGCGCAGATATTTTTTCCAACGACTTTTGGCAGCACCTTTTTTGAGTTTCCTACGAGTGGTTGGCTTGGTGTAGGTTTCTCGCTCTCGCAATTCAATCAAGAGGTTGGAATTCTGTATTTTCTTCTTGAATTTGCGCAGAGCTTTTTCGACGTTGCCGTCGGGCCCAACCATGACTGATCTACCGTGTAAACTCAATGTGACGTCTCCTGTATCGAACGCGGATTATTTACCAGATCCGCAGTGATGTCGATGCTTTTGATCCCCAGCGATATATACTTCTTGATATAAAACATGTGCGGCATCAGGGCTCGTTCTATCTCGCTGTGTAAAGCACGGGCGCCTGTGCCTGATTTGATAGCACGATCAACCATGCCTTCCAAAGCATCTTGTGAGATATGTAAGTCCACACCGTCTTGTTGAAACAACCAACAATACTGGTCCACATAGTTGTTTTTAACTTCGGTGAAAACGCGCATGAGATCTGATTTTTCCAATTCTCGCAGTGACACCACGCTGGCGAAACGACCAATCAATTCAGGAATGAGACCAAATCTCACAAGATCGTCGGGTGTGCTCATTGATAGATCGACTTGCTGTTTTTGTTTTACCAGGCTGTTGAATCCGATGCTGGTGCCCGATAATCGATTGCTGATAATTTTTTCCAATCCCACAAAAGCACCACCGGCAATAAACAATATGTTTCGTGTGTCAACTTCGACCATGTCACCAGTGGGATGCTTGCGCCCCCCACTCACGGGTACTCGACAAACAGTTCCTTCTACTAGCTTGAGCAAGGCTTGCTGTACGCCTTCGCCTGACACGTCTCGAGTGATTGATGCATTTTCGCTCTTGCGTGCGATCTTGTCAATTTCGTCCACAAATACGATACCGCGCTGTGTACGAGCCACATCATTGCCGGAGTTGGCATACAAACGCCCGATCAGACTTTCCACGTCGTCGCCTACATAACCTGCTTCGGTGAGGCTGGTAGCATCTGCGATAGCAAAAGGCACATCTAGATATCGCGCCACTGTCTGTGCCAGGAGAGTCTTGCCCGACCCGGTAGGTCCCAGCATCAACACATTGGCCTTGGAGATCTCTTTGTTGCTGGTATTTTGTATGCGTTTGTAATGATTTACGATCGCTACACTGAGCATGATCTTGGCTTGATCTTGACCGATCACATATTCGTCCAAGAAATCCTTGAGTCGCATAGGATCCATTTTATCATCGTCGAGATCGGTGATGACACTGCCAGGGGAATCCGCTAGTAACTCTTCGCACAAAGCCACACACTCATTACAGATAGCCACTGAGTCGCTGACTATGAGTTTTCCTACAAGGTCTTTGGGTTTGCCACAAAAACTACAGCATTGGGTGGGTTCATTCATTGATCAAGTCTTGTCTGAGTCGAGATTCAAGTTGTGCCCGTTCGCCGTCGCTGAGCAAATCGGGGTCGTATTCGCCGGTACTAATCTTGGCAATCAAATAGTCGATGTAAGCTGAATTATAAGCATAGCGATCTGTGATGTTTTTGTCAATCTGTATCCACTTGATGCCATTGTATTTGTAAAGCGAAGTAGGAACCTGATTGATCATCACAAACAGATCGCCTTTGATGGCCGATACTGGAAATTCTGTGCCGAATTCACTGGTTATCTCGTCTCTTTCTAGATAGTCCAACCACGGGAGATGATCGATTTTCCCCAATTCATAAAGGCGTCGCTGTTCCTTGATAGTTTTGTCTGGGTTATCTAGTTTCCACAAACGCTTGGACTGCTTGATCGGTTCGTCGTCGGCATCGTCGTCATCATCCTCGTCAATGTCATGATCTGGTTCAAGCTGCGGTTCCACCATAGTGGGTCCTGGTCCTGGTCCTGTATCCACGGCGTCAGCCACGGCAGGGTCAGGGTCAACATCTCCTCGAGGTGGTTCAACCACAGGCGTGTGATCAACATGGGCATGATCTGATTCATCGTTCGTTTCTCCGGCAGTGTCAGGCAATACGTGTTCTGTGGCCAATCGACGACGTCGTTCCAGTTCCCAGCGACGACTTTCGGTGGCGGCCAACAGCATCATCACAGCCAAGGGATCAAACACCAAGACCAAGATTATGATCACCCATCTCACGGCTCGTTCCAAGAGATTGATGTCGGTGGCATCGTCGCCGTAGATCAAGGCAGCGATGTATTTGATGGGACCAACTTCGGCCTCGACTTTTCTCAGCTCCTTGGCAAAAGGAGCCTTTTCTTCCTGCAATTTTATGATACGGGCCTGTGCAGCTTCGATGGTTTCAGTGAGATTTGCACGATCACGAGCCTGCTGGCGACGCACCTGCAAGGCACGTTCGGCCGATGATACCACGCGGCCATTCACTTCACGATCAGGTGCGGCACCAATGTTGTTCACGGCTTGATCCAACTGTGTCAGCAATGCCCGGGCATTGGCTATGGTATCGCGCTCGTTGTTGATCTTTTCATCAATGATGGCCACTTGAGCGGCCACGTCGCCAGTGGGCACGGTTTGATCCAAGTGCGCCTTGCTCAAGAACCCAAAGATTCCCATGCTGGTGATCAGCATGAGTATGGCCACTGCTGGTACCAAATATGCCTTCATTGAGAATTTGATATCGCGCCAGTATTCGTGCAACCAAACCGTGACCACCAGCTTGGCCACTTCCAAGATGGATCCCATGATGACGATGGGCACAGCAGCAGCGGCAAAAATGGCTGTGAGTCCCACTATGCTGTAAAATGCGGCCACTGCTGACAGGCAAAGAGCCACCAGCAACATGATGTAAGTTAGATACATGATCAGTTATTTATGGACTTTTGGGACTCGTGGTCCTGTACTCTTACGCCGAGCTTGATGCTGATCCATGTGGCGATCCTGGGATCGGGCAAGTCAAACCAGACTTCTATCACAGATCTAGGCACTTGTGAGTATCTGTGTTTTTCTTCCAGGCGTCGCCGTACCTTGCTCTGCGTGCGCCATTGATCACCAAACGCAGATCGGCACTCGCGCATGATGGCATACCATTGTTCCAACGTAGCGATCGTGAACCAAAATCGGTGCAGTTCCTGGGTCGTTGTTCTAAGTGGATCATACATCTTTGACATAGTCTCTAGCGGTCTCTGAGTTGATGCATGTGTCACATGCTTTTCACCGTGTCATCCTCATGGCCTACTCCTGAGTCAGAGGTACCAATCTCTGGTACATGATCACAGTTTTAGCATCGCCCCAGTGACCGGCGATACCAGGCGGTGCCACAACCTCGGAGTCTGACGTTTCTCGCCTTGGCCATGGGCCTCGAATATGTACCCGAGCCCAGAGAAACAGTGCTCCAATTGTGCCCATTCACTGCACGTTTAATTATAGACGAAAAGCTGTCGCATCGCGACAGCTTTTGAGCACATGGGTCAAGATTTATTTCAGTTTTTCTGACAATATGCCCATGATACTCATCAACAGGCCAATGGCCAAAACATTGAGGTCGCCAGACACAAGACTGACCACACTACAGAGTACTGCGAGAATGTAAAATCCCAGATGCCAACCCATGTTGCCTCCTTGTTGTTAAACGAAACGCTTGTTCTGGAACAGGCGCCGGATGCGCCAGATCAAATACGACAACCACTCACTTCTCGGTATATGTTTCACAGTTTTTCTCCTTTGTCGAATCCGCGGAATCTCACGAATCTTGGGAATCTGAGACTGTAGGTACCATCCTGATTCTGCGTCACTGCATCAGCCATGACTTCCACAACACTGCCAACAACACTATCCCGATCCAGCCATATAGCGGATCTCTGATCATCTGTAAAGCCACTACCAACATTGACCCGAATATCACGCCCGCCATCTTGCCCACCGCATACGAGAGCGCCCAAACGACCCCGGTTCTTTCCGGTTCCTGCTTCCACATCCAAGACCTCCAGATCCACAGTGATTACTGGTTTCCATTTCATCCAAAAACTAGACCTCTTGCACTGGTAGGGAGCGTCAACATCCTTGATCATGATGCCTTCGTAGCCTTGCTCAACCGAAGCTTCGGCAAATCTGCGCATGACGTCATGTCCTTCGGCTGTGTCAAGGTCCACTTCCATGCCTGGCATGACTTGCACTGAGGGACATTGTTCGACCAGTAATTCTCGCACTTTCTCCAACATGGTCAGTCGTTTGTGTTGTTGAGCATTCCAATGGCCACGATAGAAGTCCTCTCGGGGCAAGACATCAAACACATGGTATACTGCATCTGCGGCATCGGCATCCCGCTTGCGTTGTGCCTGGCGCATGAGTTCTTGGAAACTGCGACCTGTGATCTCGCCGTCGAGGACAAAATCTGTGACAGATCCAAACATCTTGACACTGAGCTGACGGATATGCGGGATCAAGGCCTGTTCGATGTGTCCAAAGTTGGCGAAGGCTTTGCCATTACGGCTGAACAGGTTCACTGTACCGAGGCTGGCATAGCACACAGCCAGAACCCGTACACCATCCAGTTTGACTTCCAGACGCTTGCGACCCCGCATCTTGTTGGGCTGCCCCTCGCTGTCTTGTGCCAACTGGCACTCAAAGGTGGGGATGGCCCAGTCAGTGTTCTTCAGCACCTTGTTCAATGTTCGGTCTGTGATGCCGCAACGGAAATCCTTGATCAACACACGCCGAGCCAGCCCGTTCCACTGAGCAGAGTCAAACTCCTGCATCATGGCTTCGATGGCTGCACGGGCATTGCCGCCTGTCACTGATCGTGTGCGCAGGCTTTCGCACAGGGCCCAAAACTTGACCCAAGGGTTGGCTCGATCTTCCAGGCCTGAACTTTCCGGCACCGACTTGACACCGTAAACATAGAAGGGATTATAGGCCAGGTAAGCATTGTAGAGAAAACACTGGGCCGAGGAAGACCCCAGTCGAGCAGCCATGAGAGCCTTCTCGACTACCGCTTCCTTGTGTAGTCTGCTGTCGGAACTCTCGAGATCGCGTATCCAATCAGCCGCCACTTTTAAGCCGTTGAACTCCGTTGATGACCAAGGTCTTGACATTGTCATATAGATTCTCCAATTGGAAAAATGCATCGGCTGGATCTTGCCATAGCAGAGCCAAGAATATACCTATCACAATGAATAGCAGAGCTCGAATCATGATCCGGTGGTCATTCTCAGTTCGTTGCCGTTGCGGAGATCAAACGCCTCGATGAAGCAGTGGTGGAAGTCTCCCGACTCGCGGATGCAGACATCGGCGGCGCGATACAAATCGCCCCAGGTGGGTCCTGCGATTTGGACGGTGTGACCTTGGTAGGTCATGACAGTGGCACCCGGCCAGGGATGATCGTTCAGAAATCCATACTCAGGCAGTTCGTAGATGGACCAGACCGCCTCAAGGTCGTTGTCGTCCCGGAATCGACTGTAGTATGCTATCTTGCGATCAAAGTCAGCCTCTTCCTGCTGATAAGCACCTGCCAGAGCCTCACGGATGGCATCCACGGTGGCTTCGAGTCCTCGGTTAGGGGCGAAGCAAAGAGCGTTATGGATTCGGGTGAACTCTTCTGCGGTAAGTGTGACTGCGGTGTTCATGTCTGGCTCCTAATTTCTAACTATGCTATATTATAGCCGAAATCACCATTATTGGTCAACCGGCTGTTCCAAGGACTGTAGGCGCAGGTACTCGGCGTTGAGTTCGGCGATCCGCTGTTCGGTGCGGGCATTGCCTTCAAGGTCCAGTTCGCCGCGAATTTCTGAAAGATAAATCAGTTGTTCAATCACATCGTTTAAGGTCTTCATACAGTCTCCTCGGGAGTGTTGGCATGTTTGATTTCGTCTGATATCACAGAGTAGGATTGGACCGTGGGGCAGTCGTCTGAGCCCAGCATATATTCAAAGCACAGGACTTCAGGGATCATCTGCTGGATCTCCTCATCGCTGAGCTGACCAATGTGGCGCACCTTAAAGCGAACGGTGGTGACGATGTCAGTGGTGTAGATATCAGACACGGATGTTGTCTCCTTTTTCAATGAATTGCACTGCTTCGTCGATGCACATCTTGGCACGAACCATGTCATCGTACTCCATGAGATGCTGGGCATCCGAAAGGATCGAGTAGGCCTGGCCAGCAGGGTCAAAAAAGAAGTCACGTTCATCGCCGCGATAGAATCGCTGGATGGTGATCTTCACACGGTTCAGGGTCTGGCGAGCATCTTCCACTTCGCCCCAGTTCAGTTCGCGCCAGGCCGACATCATCATGCGAGTGATGATCTTCACCGCCGAGTCGCCTTCACGCAGATAGCTGGAGACGGCTTCTTCCACTTGCTCACGGGTGGCGCCGAGCATACGGAGTTCGCGCAGTTCTTGCTGGCTGAGTTCTTCGTAGATTGCTGTAGACATCGTCTGCTCCTTGTTGTTTACTGTATGAGTATATTATACGAAAAGACTCATTTCCGGTCAACCTGGGCAAAAACCAGCTGGTAAGTGCTCACTAACATTGGTTAGCAAGCACTTACCAACTCTGGACCAAGTGATTCGTTGGCGCATCCAGTGGCACCATGAAGGTGGGCGAGCAGGTCAAAATCTCAGATATCAGGCTGCTCGGGACCATTGGTCTTGACCCTCAACATCACTCACGCTGTTAAATGAATCCTGATATCGCAGTGTTGCCACAAGTATACCAGGTCTGGGATTTATCGGTCAACCGCTTATTGGGCTGGCGAAAGAGTGGCCGGTAGTGCCCGGGGATTCGAAGTTTCCAGTTGAGTGTCCGACCCCACACCAGCATTGAGCAAGGATTCATTGTTGCGCCCTTCCCTGAGGCTGGCTATCACGCTCTGACCGCCGAGGTTGTTGGTCTGGGCGATCTTTTCGAACATGGCAGCTGATCCGCCTTCTTCGGCATTAGTGCCCAGACTCTGCAGGGAAGAGATTAGAGCCAGGGCCGACGGGCGGCTGTTGTCCTTGAGGTCTTGGAATTTGGCGTCCGACGGTGGGTCTGCGAAATCAAATATCAGCTCGGCTGGGTATCTGTTCTTGGCTTCGGTGTTGAGTTGGCTGGCCATCTGGGCCCAATAGTCGTTGCATTGTTCTACTTGCTCAGGGTGGTTGTTGATCAACAGTTTGGCTTCGGCTTCCACAGTGTTCCACGGACCAGGAACATTGTTATCTCCGTTCGCCCCCGAGTAGATCAAGGCCTTGAGCGCTTCAAGACGACCAGCTATGGCATTGCCGCAGCTCTGGAATTCACGACCATCGGGCAACTTCACGAACGCAAACGAAGGTGGTCCGATAGTGGTGGTAGCTGTGGCTCCGCCACCGTCCCCGGTGATAGTGATGTTCACTGTGTCACTGTCACGATAACCACTGCCAAAGTTGGTGGCTGTGATCGAACTCACCGGGCCAGTACCTTCCAGGGGATCAATGTCTATGGTCAGCATAAAAGCCGGGATGATCCGGCAGTAGTCCCCGGTGGGAGCATCTATGGTGGCCGATGCTGATGTGTATCCTGATCCGCCCGAAGTAAGGGAAGGAGGATTGATCGAGTAGTAGTTGACATCATACACGCCCAGGATCACATTGATGCAAAGATCATAGAGTCGTATCAACTCAGTAAAGTCAATGAGTTTGAACTCCTCCATGGTCTGGTTAAACTTTTCCGTGTGTATATGACCAGCTGCGGTGCCAATCATGTCAAAGAGAGTGATAGTTCCGTCAGGTCCTGTTCCTGTGGCCAGGCTGCTGTTGATGGTGCTCTGTACTGCAGGAGGCACCGGTGCTGCGAGAGCATTGACTTGGCCAAGGCCGGTGTTATTTTCCAGCGTAGAGGTGCTCTCGGCGAAATCTTGGAACTCTATGTTCTTGATGTTTTTTACTTGATACAGGCTGCGTATCAAGGCCGAGTTGGCCAGGGCCTGGTCGGCAGGGATCACAGTGGCCAGAGTGAGGTAGGTTTCGTTTTGCTCGAAGAGCTGGGCGATCGAAGAGTTGATGGCAGTGCCTTGGTAGATGGGCACTGACGTGAACCCAGCACCGTCCTGGGGTATCTGTACCTGCAAGGTGCCATAACTTTCGGGAAAAATTTTCACAGGATCCAAGAGCTGTGCCATGGATGTGATGCCCGAGGTGGTTATGTCCAAGAGCTCCAGGACCTCGTCGAGATCTTCGCCGATCACAAATCCAAAAGCACGATAGAGATCGGCTTCCACGGTGGGCGGCAGAGGTGCGCTGGCCCGTTGTGCGTCTGTGATCACTGTTTCAGATATGCCTAGTCCCAATACGGTGTCGTAGATGCCAGGGAGTATGCCTCCCACTGCCAGTATCTGGCGTAGCAAAGTGCTAGGGTATCCTAGATAGTCCAACTGTGCGAGGTTGATCATCTGGCCCAGAGCCAACAGGTCCCGACCAAACGCACCAAACGAAGCACTGACTTGGCTGACTCCGCCAGTGCTGAGACTCTGCATGCCAGGAAAAGCCGTGGCCAATATCTCGCTGTTCACTGAAGAATTGATCATCTCATTGGCCTGTGTGCGCCAGGCCGAGCAGATGCCATTGACTTGGGCGAACCTGGTGAGATCTCTGTCTTCGTCGGTGCCCCTGGGATTGGCATAGCCCATGATCAATCTAGCGTTGGTGAGCACAAAACGCGTCTGGTATCTAGCATCGGGCTCAATGGCATAGTAGTCCCTGGGAGAGTAAGGCACACGCCAATTGGGGGGTCCAGCTGCTGTGGGATCATCGGCTCCTCCCGAGCTATATGCTGTGAGATTCCAGGTGTTGATCGGTGCTGGACCCCCCGAGAAATCTGCTATACCGGGGTAAGGAGCACCATCAGTGAGTGCAGGCCAGCTGCCCAACTGTAATTCGTCCCATCTTGTCCTCAGCACAGAATAGCCAGCTTCATCAAACAAGGCATCATAGATCTGCTTGTACTTGGCGATCTGAGGCAGGGCGTTGTAATCGCCCATGGCAGTGATGAGATCAGGACTCACGCCCAGGCTGTAATAAGGTGGTGCAGAATTGTCCACATTGGGAGTGATTCCACTCCCAGCATTGACCATGTTAGAACTGAGAGCTCCAGTGGCCATGTTATCCGTTGGCCTTTACATTGGGGCTGCCTTGGGCGATGGTGGTGCAGGCCGTGAGTGGATCGCCCACACGTGCCATGGCACGACCATTCACGAACACATCGGGGCTGCCGGCAGCGATCTGGCTCACATGTGAAACACATATGGGCCCAGCCGGACGTAAATGACTGGTGCTGGAGTCGCCCACACGTGCCGCTGCGAGATTGTTGATGAATACATCGTCGCTGCCGGTAGCGATGGTATAGCTACTGCAGTGCGTGACTCCGGCATCGGTTTTTCTTGCGCTGGCTGGCATCAGTGTCCTTTCAGACCACTCACCCAGTGATGATTTGTTTCTTGACTGGAACGATCCCGGTAGTGGCTTGGATCCAACTGTTGCGTACATCTTCCCGGGTTTCTGCGATCATGGCCCAACTAGATTTATTTAGTTGCAAAGTCTGGTCCAGATTGGCCGAAAACAGGCCTGGCATCATCTGCAGTCCTTGCGGAGAGATCACTGTGAGTATGGGATGCTCGATCACGAAATGATCTCCTTCGTCTGACACATATCTCGCTACCAGTTCTTCACCGGTGTTGAGTTTAAAAGTGTAGACTGTGTTTTTTTCCAATTTCATAGGGTTCCATTCAAAAGTTCGTTGCGAAGTTCAAGCTCGGATATGATTTCTTGTCGAGTCATCTTGGTCAATCCATCACAGCCGCCCTCGACAAACAAGCGACCTTGATAGTAGATCTGTGGTACTGTGCGATGTCCTTGGGCGACCACAAATTCCCGAGCTGAGTCATCTTGTTCGATGTTGATTTCGTCGTAGTCGATGCCGCTGTTGGAGAGATACTGTTTGGCTTTTACACAATAAGGACAATGTGTCTTGCTATAGACTGTGAGTTTCATAGGCTCAATCCTGACAGGGTATTTTCTGTGACGTCTTGGCGTGTGCCACCGATCACGTAGGAAGAGATTTCAGTTTCCTGTGGTGCTACTTGTACATCGGCACCAGCGATCCATTTGGCTGTCCAGGGCAGGGGATTGCTTCCGCCCTTGTAGACAGTGGGTAGGCCAATGGCAGTCATGCGTTTGTGTGCGATCCATTCCACATAGTCGCACAAGAGCTGGCGATTGAGGCCAATCATGCTGCCGTCACGGAACAAGTATTCGGCCCAGGCTTTTTCTTGTGCCACAGCAGCATCAAACATGGCCACCACTTCGGCCTGTGTTTCTCCCCGTATTTCAGCAAAGTCGGGATCGTCTTGGGGCAACAGTTTCAACATCTGTTGTGTAAATGCCAGGTGTACATTTTCGTCTCTGGCTATGAATTTGATGATCTTGGCATTGCCTTCCATCTTCTTGAGTTCAGCGAATGCCCAGGAGCAAGCAAAGCTCACATAGAATCGGATTCCTTCCAGCACGTTCACTGATGCTAAAGCCAACCACAAGCGTCGCTTGAGTTCTCGCTCGCTGACAGTGATTGTTTTACCGTTCACTGAATGCGTACCTTCGCCCAGGAGTTGATATTGCACGCTGTAGTCTACCAGTTCATCGTAGTAGCGGGTGATGTCATTGGCACAGAGTATGATCTCTTCGATGTCCAGCATCTCATCAAATACCTGTGCAGGATCTGAATACACATTGCGTATGATGTGAGTATAACTGCGACTATGGATGGTCTCGGAAAAGGTCCAGGTCGCGATCCATGTCTCTAGTTCAGGCAGGCTGGCCAAGGGTGCGAACGCCAGGCTGGGCGCACGACCTTGCACCGAATCCAGGAGTATCTGGCGTTTGAGATTGGAACTGAAGATGTGTTGCTCGTGGGCAGTGAGATCGCGGAAATCCTTGGCATCTCTCAACACATCCACTTCCTCCGGCCGCCAGAAGAAACCCAACTGCTTGTCAGTGAGTTTGTCGAATTGGCGATACTTGAGAGTATCGTATCTCTGCATGCCTACTCCGCCAGCAGGATCAAGGAAGGCGAGACTCTGGGTATGATCTCGATTTTTTCTTAGGTTCAGTACGCTCATGTGAGATCTCTCGTTAAATTTTGCAGCTATCGCAGTCAGCGTCGTCTGACTCCTGCTGTGATTCTACACTGGGTGCGGACAGCTTGTCAATGTCGATTTCACCGGATCCGTCATAGGTGTTGAAATAATAGAGCTGCTTGCCGCCGTATTTGTAAAACATGATGAGGTGCTTGAGCATGTCGCTCATGGGCACTTTTTCATCTTCGTAGTGTTGTGGATTGTAGCTGGTGTTCACAGAGATACCTTGGTCAATGTATTTCTGCAGCACAGCCATGATCTTGAGATAGCCTTCAGGACTCTTCTGGTTCCACAATAGCTCGTACTTGTTCTTGAGACGACGATACTCGGGCACTACCTGGCGCAACACACCATCCTTGCTTTGTTTGACTGAAACATAGCTCCGGGGAGGTTCTACTCCATTGGTGGCATTGGAGATCTGGGCCGATGTTTCCGCCGGCATCAAGGCCATCAAGGTAGAATTGCGGATTCCGGTTTCACGGAGTTGTGCTCGTAGTCCAGCCCAGTCCACATGATCCTGGTGCGCCACCAACTCATCCACTTCGCGTTTGTACGTATCCACGGGCAGCACGCCTGTGTGATATCTTGTTTGGTCGCTGAGCGGGCAAGCACCTTGTTCCTGGGCTAGATCAGCTGATGCGCGTATGAGATAGTAGCTCCAGTGCTGGGCCCAGCGATCGATCAATTCGAGATTGGGTTCACTGTAGCTCATGTCGTTCTTGGCCATCCAGTAGGCCAAATTGATGATGCCCACACCCAAGGGACGACGTCCTTGTGTGGCCAATTCGGCGGCCAGGATGGGATAATCTTGATAACTCAACAAGGCATCAAGGCCGCGCACGGCCAAGGTGCAGGCTCGTTCCATGTCTGCGGGTTCACGGAACGCACCCCAGTTGATGGCAGAAAGTGTGCAAAGGGCGATTTCGCCATCAGCGTCGTTGATATCATTGAGTGGACGTGTGGGGAGCGTGATCTCGCAACAGAGATTGCTTTGCCGGATAGGCGCCACTTCTGGACGGAAACTACCATGTGTGTTAGCATGGTCCACGTTCATGAGATAGATGCGCCCGGTATCCTTGCGCTCTTGCATGAATTTAGTGAACAGATCCACAGCCTTGATGGTCTTTTTTCTCAGCTTGGTATTGCGTTCAGCTCGCTCATAGAGCTCGCGGAAACGATCCACGTCGGTGTAAAACGCATCAAACATCTCGGGCACATCGTTGGGCGAGAACAGGGTGATGTCTCCGTTGGCCAACAAACGCTCGTACATGACTTTATTAAATTGCACACCGTAGTCCATGTGCCGCACACGATTATCTTCGGTGCCTTTGTTGTTTTTCAACACCAAGAGATCTTCTACTTCGAGATGCCAGATGGGATAGTACAAGGTAGCAGCACCGTTCCTGACACCGCCTTGGCTGCAGCTTCGTGTGGCCGACTGGAACAGTTTATAGAAAGGGATCACACCGGTGTGATAGGCATCACCACTGCGGATCGGAGACCCCAGCGCACGGATACGACTGGCGCCGATGCCGATACCAGCTTTCTGGCTCACATACTTGACGATGCTGGATGTTGTTGCATTGATCGAGTCAAGGCTGTCGTCGGTCTCGATCAGCACACACGATGAGAATTGGCGTTGAGGTGTGCGAACTCCTGCCATCACAGGTGTGGGCAAGCTGACCTGATGCGTGGAGATGGCATCATAATAATCTCTCACCCAGGTCATCCTTGTTTCCCGGGGATAGGCAGAAAACAAGGTGGCAGCGATCAACGCATAGGCCATCTGCGGTGTTTCAAAGATTTCTTTGGTGACACGATTCTGCACCAGATACTTGCTGCGGAACTGTTCCATGGCTGCATAGGTCAGTTGTTCATCACGGTCATGACGGATGAATCCATTGATGCGATCCCATTCTTCGCTGTTGTAAGCGTCAAGTAGCCCGGCATCATAGAATCCACGCTGGACATTTTTCTCTACCAGCTCGCGTATGTGACAGGGTTCGAATCTACTGTAGACTTGTTTACGCAAGTGATAGCAGATCAATCGACCTGCCACATATTGGTAATTGGGTGTTTCTTCAGTGATGAGATCTGCAGCACTTTTGATCAGAGTTTCTTGTATGTCCGCGGTCTTGATACCGGGATAGAATTGTATGTGGCTTTTGATTTCTACTTCGCTGGCGCTGACACCGGTGATACCTTCTGTGGCCCAGAAAACTACGCGATGCAGCTTCTCGATGTCCAGCGGTTCGCGATTTCCATCGCGTTTCAAAACTTGAATTTGTGTCATGGTTCAACCTAGTTTGTTTTTTAATCGACTGCTATCAATGATTCGCTTGATGTTGATTGGTGTTGAAGTGATATTTAAGACCTCGCCCCGGGACCAATTCAATATATATTTTCCTCCATCGACCAGGACTAAATTGCCTTGATCGGTTTCGGCTATCTCCACAGTCATGACTTGGTCACGTTCAAGTAACATTAAAGTATACACGATTCCCAGTGCCCGAGCAAGATCGCAGTAAACATTGTCGGCCAAAAGATCCCAGGGATCGGGCCATGTTGGCAGATCGTCCCAGTGGAGATAATACGGACGCCACGGGCACTCAAACCACCAGTCGTTGATTTCTAGGAAGATATCGGCTTGATCTGATTCACGACACTGATCTCTGAGATGATTCCAATCCAAGAGACGAGTTTCGAATTTTGAGGACCAAGTCAAGCGAGATGTTCGACTGAGTAGGAAAGTGTGATAGCCGATCCACCGGGTGTAGCGCAGCGCACCGATACTACAGTGTCTGCACCCACAGTGGCCATCGCTGCTGACATGACCGACCTGGCAACAGGAGAGGTCGCAGGAGACGTAGAATTTTCAGTATAGTCGTCCGAGTATGCTAAGCCAGTGTCTGCACCACTTCCGCCTTTGGCAGTGATGGTCATTGTACCAGTCCGGATGAATTCGCCATCGACCATGGTGTAATCCACACGAAATGCTTTGACATCATCGCGGTTTACTTGCAAAAAAGTAGTGGTGGCATTGGCCGGCAATGCTGTGCTGAGTCCGCTGCGGCGAGCATAGCGACCCAGCTGCATCACTGTGGCTGTGGAGTTGGATCCGCCTATGACTGCCACTCGTGGCTGTGTCACGGCATCGGTGTTGTCTCTTTCAAACATGTCGCTGAAAGAAACATTGTTGTCGTCGTCGAATCTAACGATGGGAGTGGCTGGACTGTTGGTAAAGTTGTTGCCCACATCATAGAAAACATTGTGTGCTGTAGCATTCAGGCTCACTGCCCCGTAGATCACACCTTCGGCATAGACATCATCAAACATGTTGAATACCGCACGAACACCAGTGGGTCCCACCCCTTCCAGTGTTCCGGTGCCCAACACCAGGCCCTGATAAAGCACACTGAACTTGCTGTTGCTGACCGTGACATCTTGTATCTCTGCATTGGTGTTGATGCCATAGGTGAGACCGGAGAATCTGCACTTGTCGAATGTGAGTTGATTTGAACTGCCCGAGAATCTCACACCAGCAATGTCATCCACTGCCAGACCCACGATGATGTCTTGGTCTGTGAGTGGTCCGACAAAGTTCACGCTGGAGAACCAGCACTGAGTGGCATCCTCGACCAGGAACACATCTGTTTCAGCGTTGTTTTGGAACGTCATCGATGATATTTCAATGTTCCTAGGCGGTGTGGCTCCATTGGTACCAATGTTGACACCAATTTGCTGCAGGCTGTCTCCAAAGCGAGCACTGTAAAATGATGTTACGGACCAATATGTAGAATTAGAGATTGAAATGCCCGCTGGAACTGGTTGTTGTGCTTCGTAATAGATACCTGAATTAACAACGATTGATCCTTTTGCCCAGGTCTGCGTACTAGTCCAGGTTGATATAATCTCTTGCCAAAAGGAAGTATTGGTTATTTCGATTCCTTCAGGCACATTAGTTATCGCTTCATAATAGGATCCCGAATCGGTTACAATCGCTCCTGCTGTATAAGGAATAGCTCCTACCAACGACAAATCGGGTAACTCTAAATATTGCCAAGAGGGAGCCAATTGAAATAACATAATGGTACAATCGGCACCCTCGCCCACCAGTTTGGCCCATGTGGGAATAACAATCGTTCCTGTTATTCGATAAGTACCTGCCGGGAAATAAAGAGAACGACGTATCTGGCTGTTGGTCTCGCGACAGTAGAGCTGATAAAGAGCACGATTGATAGCTGCTGTGTCATCGGTGATACCATCGCCGGTGGCACCAAAATCTCTCACTGATGCGAAATCGTCCAGCTTGGCCTGCACAGTGCGCACCACCGGGTCGCTGGGATTAGGACCAGTCTGTGCAGCGTATCCCACTGCGATATCTTCGTAGGTGTAGTTGCTGAGAGCAGTGATATTGGAGAACTCGGTCAATATCTCTGTGTTACCGATCACCGGTGCACCTTCTTGCAGGGTACCGTTGCCGATAAACAGTCTACGGCTGTCCACACACCAGCCCAATTCGGCTCCGGCCAGCTGCGGCAGGTTCTCAGTGAGACCTTTGCGATTGGTGATACGAGATACTTGTACTATAGCCACTTTTGGGATCCTTGCTTGATCCTGTATTTAGCAGGTTAGATAGTACTGTTCGACCCTACGCCACCATTGATCTCGCCAATGTTCAAATTCTTGACCCTCGATCACGAATTCCTGATACTGCGGCGGTGTAGTCACAGTCTGTGTTTCTGGATCGACTGTGGGCTTTACACACATCAAGACCACACCTTTTTGGATGCATGTTCCGTACACTTCGTTGTGTGCTTCAGCATAGGCGCAGAGCTGTAGTTTGTAGTCATCGATCCACTCTTCTCGCTTGGGTCGGTTGGTTTGCTTGAAGTCCATAATGGAAGCCTGACCTTGATGTATGCCCACACAGTCGGTGGTACCGGCATAGATGCCGGGGAAATACAAGGGAACTTCCACTCCCCAGAATTCATCAACCTGGCCCAGACCTTGATCGATCACTGTGGCTGCCATGGCATGACTGGGCCAGGAAAATGGATTGCTACCACGCTCCTTGAGCTCGCCGCTGCGCACATAGTGCTCGAGATAGGTGTGCATCCGGGTGCCACGATTTGCTGCTTCGGTGGTGATCTGCTGTGCTTGTTCATGACCCACTCGATCACGCCAGGCCTGCAATGCTGCTCGCTTTTCTGCGGGCTTGGTAGCATCAAGGATGGTAGTCACTGACGGAAGACGATCACCATTGGGGGCGGCATAAAGCCTACGGCCGTTCACAGTTTCGCGTGACAGCGGGGCATAATCGAAACGTTGATTTATCAAACTCGGAAACTTTCGCCGCAACCGCAGCGGTCTTTTTCGTTGGGGTTAATGAATTCGAAGCCTTCGTTGAGACCCCGGCGCTGATAGTCGATGGTCATGCCTTGCAAATACACACAGTGCTCGGTGTTGACAAAAACGCCAACACCTTTGATGTCGTAGTGTTCTATGCCTTGTTGAGTGTCTGGTGCCGTATCAACAAATTCCAAGGTATAGGCCAGTCCCGAACACCCGGTGGTTCTTACGCCAATCTTGATACCTACGCCTCGACCACGTCGTTGGATGGCCTGCTGTACTCGCTCTGCGGCTGTGTCGGTGATCTCAATCATTCAACAATACTCCCAGGCTGCGAAGTTGATGCGTGCTAGTTTCAACCGTGAACTGATTAGTGGGCATGCAGTAAGCGAAAGTTCCTTGAGCACGATGCGATCTCGCAGCACGCACACACGGCTCTTCGGTGCGATAGACTTCTTGCACACGCGGTTCACCGCTGATGATCAATGCCCACAATATCACTGTTTCAATTGGCGTGGCCATGTTTGTTCCTGTAGTCTTCTATGGCTGCTTTGATGGCATCTTCAGCCAGTATTGAGCAATGGATTTTAACAGGCGGAAGAGCGAGCTCTTGGGCGATCGCTGTGTTCTTGATAGTTGCTGCCTCGTCGAGTGTCTTGCCTTTGACCCACTCGGTGACAAGACTGCTGGAGGCAATGGCTGATCCGCAGCCGTAAGTTTTAAACCTCGCGTCTTCGATGATGCCATCTTCATTGACCTTGATCTGTAGTTTCATGACGTCTCCGTCATCCGCACGCTGGGGCGCCAACCATACCGGTCCCAACGTGCGTATCTCCTTTGTCAAACGAACCCACATTACGCGGGTTCTCATAATGATCAATAACGGCCTTACTGTAAGCCATGATTGTCTCCTATAACTGATTTTAAAACATCGTCGGGCTGAAAACGATCCCACTTCGATCTATTTTCTTCGCCTAAGATGTAACGCAGATTTTGTCTGCTCCCAATGAGTCGGGGATCTATCCCAAGTTCATAACCTTGTCTAAACGGAATTATGTGATCTAACTGGTACTGGTTTTTTCTTTTACCAGTATTCTCAGGCACCAGTCCTTCCTTCTTCATCTGATAAACACTTCTATAAGTGGCTTTACGACATTCTCTCTTATAAGCAGAAAACTCATCATCTATATAATTTTTAGGTCTTAGATTGTTAACTCGTCCGTCTTTATTTGGATTATTCTCTAAAAATCTTTTTCGAGCAAGTTCATTAGGGAGTCCTTTGTTCCATCCCCGACCTTTTGTTAACCCTGTTGTATTTTGTTTTGCTTTTTGTTCTTGAGTTAATGTCTTACCTTTGTTCCAGGGAATATGACCTGGTCTGTTGTTAGGGTTCTTACAGGGCTGAGAACAATAGTCAACTAGCCTAAGTTTCGTTATAAATTCTTCTCCGCAATGTAGGCACTGTTTTTTGATTCCATACTTGTTTTTCATACAAGTACTTATGCTTGGTGCTCCAGCATGCGAGTTTAACTATAATATTTCTGTGCTGATCCGCCAACTCTTTTTGCGGTCTGAAAATGTAATGGGTTTGTAATCGTAGTCCTGGGGGCAAAATTTGCATTGCGGAATCATGTCATCGATGTGGGCAAGGAAGTCGTGCCCTCGCTCGTCAAACTCGTCCACACTCAGTCCTCGATATCCGTGCATGATAGCACGATCCTCTTCGGATATGTCAAAATGATGCTGGCGATCAAATTCGGGCATGAGAGCTGCAGGTCCGCACTTGTAAATGCGTCCGTTGATCCAGTGATAGTTCTTGAATCTGCGGAAAGTACAGATCTCATGTGCGCGTTCGGGGTTGTCGTGATTGTATACTGTAAACGTACCATCATCACGCTCGATGATATTGCTCTGTACAAACTTGTTACTCATCCAAGCATGCACATACATGTTATTGGCATCGTAGAACTGGAAATCGCTGCCAATGGGATGATTTTTATCTGCAGTCTCGCGTATGGGATGTGTGAGGAAGTTGCGTATGCGCGAAAAAATCTCTTCTTTGTCATCAGGGTTGTGTATGCTGATACCGATCCAGTTGCCTTCTTTGGGATCCAGCACATCGTACAAACCACGCACACGATCGATCCTGGTACCATTGCTTTGGATCTGCACTCCTGAATGATCGGGCCATAGTCGACGCAAGCCTTTGACCCATTTCACGATATCACGATTCATCAAGGGTTCGCCGCCCAGGATCACCGGATGTCGGATGTCGATGTACTTTGACCAACGCTCAAGATCCTCGGCCCATTCGTCCCAGGCCGTCCACCCCTTGAAATGGTAATTGTTGTAACGATTACAACCGTTACAGGTAAGGTTACAGACGTTGGTAATATAGAACTCGAGTCGATCGAGTAGTATTCGTTCGGCCATGTTTTATTCTTAGATTTAAAAAACTATGTTAGACTTTTTTATTGAAAAGGTCAACGATTTTGGACTGCACGATTTTAGCCCAGAATGGTTGGGGGAAGTTCCAACCGATAAAAGCACCCACAGCGACCCAAAACAAAGTTTCCATATTTACATACCTTTCTTGGCAGCACGCTTGGCCATGGAATCTACCTTCTTCCTGGCCTGGTCCACGGTCATGGTGTCAGTGACTTTGTCGCCTTCGTCACCACGAAACGTGACTATGTCATCTTCGACATTTTGTATGAGATTCTTTAGCGGAGCACGCTGACTCAGATCGATCAAGCTCTGTTTGGTAAGACTGATGCCTTGGTTCTGGGCCAGCTGCAGGTACGAATCGAGATTCATGACTTTCTTGGCATCAGTGTCGTCGCTGCGACCGATCAAGAACTGTGTCATGGCTGCCAATCGCTGTGAATCAGCAGCAGCTGAATCCACCTCGTTGATGCGCATTATCTACGCTCGCGTCCGAGATCGGCTGCGATTTCGTCTTCTTCGTCGTCGAGATTGGCATCTAGCTCTAGATCAGCGCCCAGCTCATCGCCGGCTTCTGCATCGGGTTCGGCCACAGGTTGATCCATACCTGGCACAGCAGGAGCTTGACCGGTGAGCACACCTTGTGCAGCTTCAAGTTCTTGCTTGCCAGCCTGCACAGATGTCAGCAGTGTGCCCAGAGCTGCTGAAGCTGCGGCTTGGAACTGCTGTGACTGCTCAACACCCATGTCGTTCTTGATGCTGTCGGCCAGGGCTGGGAGATCTTTGAACTGCATCTCGCTGATCTGTTCCATCATCTTTTGCACACGGTCTACCATGTCTTGCGCTGCCAGCACCACTTGTGCCTGCTGCACTTCGCTCTCAGAAACCATGGATTTGGCTTTCTTGCCCTCTTTCTTCATGCTGGCTATCGCAGTGACGATTTTCTGCTCGTCGGGATTGAGATTCTGACCAGCTTGAGCTTTTTTCAGGGTGGCCTGTGTTTTGGGATCTTTGACGTCAACGGCAACAACGCCGCCAGCGTCCATCTCAGAGATGTGATCTTCCAGGGCCTGTTCCATCATCATGAGCTTGAGATATTCGGGATTTCTCTCGCTGAAGTGGAAGCTGACGCAGCTACGATGCTCGCTGATGACTTCGCGCACACGACCCAGCATGTGGCGAGCCTTGGGCAAGGAAAGGCGGCTGAAATCGGCGCGGGTCCCGAGATGACTCTCGAAGACCTTAGCGACTTGTTCTTTTCGACGGCGTGCGTCCAGTTCGTACAGTTTCATTATTGAATCCTTGTGTTTGCCAGTATTTAGCCAGATTTACACATTTGTCTAAGCGGAAATCCAGCTGTTGGAGTCGGTAGCGTTTGGTATCGATCTTGGCTTCCACGAAGGTTCGATCGCGCATGCGTTCGGCCAATGCTGTTCTCACAGCCAGATCATTGATCAGCATGCTTTTTTGCTGATCCAGTTGCAGTATTTGTTCTCTCAGACGCTGCTGGTTGTATTTGTCTGCTATACACCAAGCTAGGGCCAATCTTGCTGATGTAAATTCAGAAACAAGATTTCCGTAACGCATCACTTGTGCTCGTCGTGATTTTTGTATGTTCAATACATACCTATCAAAAACCTGATACGCATTGTCGGACAATGGTACTATGGCGTTCTTGGCAAGATCAGGGAGATCTGCTTCGACTAGATGTTGCAAGCGATCAAGTGCGGATTGTGATCTAGTCATTTGATCACGTAGGTGGCCAACAAATATCCTATCACTGCCACCATCACTGCGATGAGTCCCAGGCCCCAGGTCTGTATCTGATCAGCACGACGGTCGCTCATGTTCTGTATCATGTCATGGACTTCGCGGACCACTGCATTCAGATTGGAAATCTTTTCTTCCATGGTTTCCAGCTTTTCTTCCAGGAAACGATAGCGCTCGGCACACAGTTCTACGTGTGCTTCGAGACTTTTTTTCTCGATATCAGTGGTGTCTGCCATATCATAAATCCTTTTCTAGGTTTATTTATCGTTGTCAACCCAGAAAACGATGTTGGAGCCTGGTTCCATGGCCGATGCAACACCAGCATCTTCGTCGAGACCGGTCAACATGGGAACGTCTCGGCTGTCAGATACAAGCACTCCCACTGGATCTCCATCGAGTTCTACGGTGCCCGGACTTTCAACTTCAAATCCAAACTGCCACCAAGTTTGACCATCGTGCTGGGTTTTTTCAGGCACAGAAACATCCTGGGGCAATGTTCTTAGGGCGATGATCTGATTTATGGTTTCCCAGTTTCTCTGTCGATTTCTGGCACGATTCCAGCTCTGAGAATCAGAGATTTCGTCGCCCTGTGCGTCCTGTATCGGTAATCGATTTTTGTTGAAAGCACTTTTGATTCCTGTGGCGGTGATATCATAACGAGTTCGGCAGCAGATGCGCATAGTAGGGTATTTAACGGCCAAAAAAAAGCCCTAGAAATTCTAGGGCTTTTTGATAGCAAACGCTGATTAGGCCAGCTTGAAGCCAGGCTCGGTCACGAGTGTGCCGGAAACGTCAACACCTGTCACTGTGCCGTCTGAAGCAGTGATCTGCACGTTGCCCAGACCCTGGATTGTGGTCTGGAGTGTAGCTGCTGTGTAAGCATCAGCGGGGTAGACAGCGATAGAGATCTGTCCGGTGTTGTCAGCTTCAACCTGATACATAGCGATGGTTGTTGTGCGCTGGATAGCTTGGTTGATCTGATTAACGACACCAGGTGTGAACACACCACTGGTTACGTTGCCCAGCTGGTTACGAAGGTCGATCGCAGCAGCGCCGGAATCTTTGACCAGGATCTTGAAGAAGTCCAGCTTGGGGCCGGCCATCTGCACCAGAGCGTCGGTAGAACCGATGTTGCCCTGCTGAGGACCATTGTTGATGTCAAGCGCAAATACTGGTTGCGAATCACCATTAGCGGGTGGGAAATATGCCATTTTAAAATCTCCTTAAATGTTGGGCTCTCGCCCTACACTTATTTATACCGGTACCAAAAAATCACCGTCTTGGAGGGTTGGCCTGGCGATTGGCAGAGCCAAACACACCGCGATTTACCAGCTTGATCAAGCCGTGCGGGGTGTTGACCACGAAACCTTCGCCTTGTGCTTGCCCGGCAGTTTCTTGGCCCAGACCCTGGACCTGTTGTTCCAGCTGCTGGGCCATGGCTGTTTTGACATCGTACACTGCGTTCCAGATCTCTGTGATGCCTTCATAGGCCGCGCTGGGGATCAGCTTGTTTTGTGCATCTAATGCAAACAGCTTGCCGGGCAGGTTGCCAGACTTGGCATCATAGCTGCCATCAGGTCGGGGATTTCCCACTACCATTTCTTGATACTGGCGGCCACTGGTGTTGGTTTTCAACCAGTTGGCCAGCTGGAAAGTGGTTCCACCGGTGATCCTTTGATTGAAAAAAGTCTGCAATTTCTGCCGCACACTCGTGGGCAAACTGGCTAAGAATTCGTCCACGGCCTTGCCGTACTGTTTGATCACTGACCTTGCTGCAGCGAGATTGGGCGGTCTAATCTGGAATTTGGTGCCTAGGGTGGGACCAAGTATGGCCACACCGCCTTTGACATTCTCCAGGCCCGAGCCGTCCCAGATCTGCGCGGTTTTGTCGCCGAGGTTGTCAAACTTCTGATGTACCACTATGCCACCGGTGGTGTCTGAAATCAGCTTGCCTGTGGCACTGTCGGCTGGTATGGTATATCGAACCGTGTTGGGCTGGAACACATACTGTCCTTGTTGCGGTTGCAGTCGTCCAGCCCAGAGAAGATCGCCCCAGTAAAATCCCGGACCTGTCGTAGCGCGATCGAGACCTGGCCATATGGCCCGAATCTTGGGATACACGTCGGGTCTCAGTTGGCCTGTGGCTTTTTGTTGATCATACCGCTTCCAATCTTCAGGGCTCTGTGCAGCGAACCCAGCATCAAACATGTACTTGTCCATCACAGCCAGTCGACCATTGGGCATACGACCCCAGATCAAGGCCGGTTTACCATCCCACTTGATGGTGATGTTTTCAGGCTGTTTGGCTGCATACTCCAGGGCTGCCAGTTGTTGGAGGGCTGCTGCAGATCCGCCCAGGAACACAGCATCCTCGGGATGGGGGATCCTGGGATCTTTGCGGACCGTGGTCTGATCTTGTTCCACCAAGGGCTGCATGCCCTGGTTCACGATGCGGTCCCGCAGGCGTGCCATGAAGTGGACATCGCTTTCAGTGACTGCGGTGTCGGGCTCGGGCAAACCTTCGCGATCTAGAAAGGCACGGAAATCTGCGAGCTTGGCATCACGCTGTGGGTCAGAATCCAGGGCAGCATATATGCTTTCCACTGTTCTAAGATCCTGGCGGGTATGCCCAGGTCCCAGTATCATTCTCGCCACTAGGTCGGGATCAAGCCCGCCACGCACGGGTTCATTGGTGGCACGATTGATCATGCCATTGCCACCGATCTTCATGCCCAAAGGTTTGGCCAGACTCGACAACAGCACATTACGATGCATGCCTTTGTAGCCGTCGCTGGTACCGCTCATATAAAACTGCGCCCACTTGGCCAAGGCAGGATCACTGTAAAAGTTGAAATCGGTCTGCACAAACCCACGATCAGCATCACCGGCGATAGGTGTGCGTAGGTGTACTTCGCCGGCACGTTTGACCCATTCACTGGGATCTTGACCATTTTTCTTCGACCACGAAACAAGGTGTTGATAGAGCTGATCTTTGGTAGCGTCGGTGACCACGAGATCGATGTCACCGGAATCGGGCCTGCGTCCAGTGCTGCCTAGCCAACGCACAGGAACACCTTGCTCGTCGCGTTCGTCGCCGGTGAGATCTAGGCCAGTTACGGATTCTAACCAACGCACCGTGGCTGAAATGTCCTCGCGTTTTATCCGTTGGGTAGCTGGCTGGCCTTGTTTGTCGCGGAATACATTACCGCCTTCATTCAACATCGGTGCGTCTCACAGTGCGTATAAACTTGCCGGGGTCGCGATCGCGGATTGAATTCAGCAGTTTCCTGACTAGATTTTCGGCCTGTTCAGGACCGTAGGTACTTTCGATCTGCTCGACCAGGCGTATAGCCGATGCGATCACATTGGATGCACGACTTTCAATGATGTATCGCCGATCGCGGTCTGCATACTTTTCTTCGTGTATGGATTCTAGCTCTTCAAGTATGCTGCGTGTTTTTTTCTGCATTTTATAGCCCTCAAAATATTTATTTGATTGTCAAGACTAGATTCGTAAATAGATTATCATGAATAATCTTAGTCCAACGTTCTGCGTGTTACCTTGGTACAGCCTTGAATTAAGCAAAAATCGGTTCACTCCTTGCTGCCTATTACCGGCAGAATTTGATCTACTTTCACTGAGAGAAAATCTTCTTTCAGGACATCGGACGCACGAGTGTCAGAAATGCTGGAAACTTGAAGAACAGGGCATGAGAAGTAGAAGACAGCAAGAAAACATATTTCTTGATTCCAAGCTGGACAGAGATATTATCTCCATCGAAGAAGATGTGCGTCAAGGTCGTTACGAACCTTTGATATATCAAATCATGCTGGGGAATCTTTGCAATCAAGCCTGTGTAACATGCAACGGTAATTTAAGTACTCGGTGGGTAGAACTTGAAAAACGTCTGGGTATACTCCGAGATCAATCACATCAAATCAACATTGACGACCTGGATATCAATTGGGCTAAAGCATGTCGAATTTCGTTGTTAGGCGGAGAACCGTTGTTTGATCCCAATACTTTGAAAATATTGTCAACCTTGTTAGATTACAACAATCACGAATGTTTTATAAGTTTTGTAACTAATGGCAGTGTGACTTTGGACGATCACTGGATCAAAGTCATAAAAAAATTCAAAGACATTAACATTTGTATTAGCATAGACGGTATCGAGTCTCGATTCGAATATCTTCGCTGGCCCGGAAAATGGCAGAAATTACTCAGCAACCTCGATCAATATCGTACCATCACTGATAACTTGTCTGTGAGCTACACTATTAGCAGTGTCAACGCTATCTATTATGACGAAACCGTGGATTGGTTTGAGTCGCAGGGTCTGAAATACAATCAGAATATAGTGTATTATCCTAAATGGGCCAGCTTGGACAAGGCGCCCGTGGGCATCAAGAAATCGCTAAAAGACCATGATTTTCTCGATGGTTACAGTGAGATCACAGGACACGAGATTGATATTGAAACATTTACCAACGAACTTTTAAAGCAAGATCAGCTTAAAAATACCAACTATCGTGAATCATTGCCCGAGTTGGCGAGATTGATGGATGATAGTTTTTGACTTGTTATCAAATACGACATCTCTCGGCCAAATAGACTAGAGATTTTTTCCAATCCACCCCGCGCACGTTGCTGATCTCGTCGAGATATTTTATCCACGTGCTATCGTCATTGGAGTTTGATTCTGTTGATAGCCACGCCCTGACATCACCAAAATCATGTTCTTTACAATAGTGCTCAATATCGTCTCTAACCATTTGACTCACATTTGTCAACGATAGACTTTTACCTCCCCAGCTCATATCACCGCAAGGTTGTAAATTAAGAGACACCGGATCTCCTTGATGATTACAAGGCAGATTATCTTTTTGCCATTTTCTTAGGGTATGTAAATAAAATACATTGTGTATACCTACAGTACATGTTATATCCAATATGATGTTGAAATCCTGAGATTTTATAAATTCAAGAAACTTCTCTACAAGATGCCATCGAGCCGGCCATCTGATAAATTCAAAAGCTTCTCCAATGGCATCCAAACTTAGAAACAATCTCACAAGTTTGGCTTCTCTCCAGAAATCCAATGTCTGAGCATCAGGAAAGATAGTACAATTGGTATTGTAGGAAATCTCACACTGCGATAATCTACCATTGCTTCGAAGTTTGTCCATGATTCTTTTATGATCATCAGTCAACAACGGCTCCCCACCGTTGAAATATACGCGACGTAAATTTTTAATGTCTAGATTGTCGATTACAAAAGTTGACTTGTTTAATATACGATGTTTACGTCTATCTTTCCAACTGTAACTATTGATTTCTTGCATCCATCGACTACTAAAAACAGGACCGCAGGTCAGGCAGGCTAGATTACAAACGTTGTCACAATTCCATTCTAGATTGATCAAATCTGTATGTTCGTCCAGTTTTTCTCCGAGATTTGAAAAATATTCCATAGACGCATGTCTACGACTAGTCAAACCTCGCGATTCTAGATTTATACAATTCATACAATCGCTCTTGCCACTAGATTCCTGCCAACGCTGCCTTTTCTCTGACAGTGCCGAGTTTAGATTGTCTAAGTCAATCCTGTCAACTCGGGATTGGCAACAAAATCCTAGCTCGATTCGATTTTCACCTATGCTACGTAAAAAAATACTCTTGTAAATGTCGGGGCAATAAAAGTTTTTGATGTTTGGTGTTGTCATGAGGTCAAGATCCTTTGATCTGGCTCAGCATTTGTTTGAGCTTGTTGGAATTGACTTCGGCCTGTATCTTGGGCACATCCTCGCCTTCATCATCGTCGGCGGGTCGGACCTGTGCCTTGGCCTTGATAGTGTCATAGATGTTGGCACGTTTGGCTGCGAAGCCCGACGCTGAGTCATCGGCACCTTCGCCGGGATCAGTGATCCTCATGGTTTCCACGTTGTATTCAAGATCGATCTTGTTGCCTACTCCGTTCGAACTACGAGTTTTCATGCATTGGATCTGATAGCGACCGCGCTCTTTCATGGCACGACTAGTGAAGATGCCAAACACGTTGTCTGCAGTATTGATCTTGGAGATACCGCCCGAAATATGGCTGTGATCGAACTCGATCTCTTCCACTGCTGATCGATTCAACTGTGAAGCCGTGACCAACAAGATGTTGAGCTCGGCCGAGAGATTTCTGAGTTCTTCACTCACATACTTGTCCTTGACAAACAAGTCGTTGGGCGAAACCTTGGCCGACACCGGCATCAAGAGATCAAGGTAATCCACCATCACGAAGTCTACCCGCATGCCTGTCTGTATCTGCACTTCTTTCAAATAAGCACGGATGTCGTTGATGTTTGACTGCGCCGGCAGGGCCTTGATCTGATACCGACCTGACTTCTTACCTAGGAGGTTCACTTTCATGGCCGCTGTGTCGAGGTCTTTGCGGATTTCCTTGGTGCCCATGTTGGCCAGCATGGCCGTAGTACGCAGGGCACACAGTTCTTCACTGAGTTCCAGGCTGATGTAAACTCCACTCAATCCGGCCTGCAGCCAGTTCAGTGCGATGTTCATCATCACCAATGATTTTCCCGAGCCAGATCCACCGGCAAAGATGTTGAGCTGCCCGCGTCCGAAACCACCGTACAATACCTTGTCCAACTGCGGCCATCCCGTGGAGATCACTCCCGAGTTGCTGTAATAGTGTTCGATGCTGTTGCGTGCATCATGGAAGTAGTCTGTGCCCATGTCCTTGGTCAAGGATATCTGCACTGCGTCCTTGATCAGGCGTTCCACGGGTTCAAACTCGCCTTTTTCCAGCATGTCAGCGCTTTTGAGGATGGCACGTTCGAGTTCTCTGCGTTTGGTAAATGATTCAAACTCTTTGAGGAACCATTCACTGTGCCCGTCATTGAATTCGGGAATCTCTTGTAGATCCACATTGGCCACTGCACGCACCTGCTGACGGGTGGGCAGGGTCTTGTGTTCATCGCTGTGAGTTTTTACGAACTCGGCCGCGGCACGCAGGCTGCGATCAAAGTTTTCGGCATTGTAGATGTTCTGCACCCGCACATAGTTCTCTGCGTCTTGCAGCATCATTTCTAAGAACAGTCGTTGTAGGTCGACTCCGTAGTCTTTTGACAAAATGTGTTTTCCTTGTGTCTGTGTTTATACTACAACTCTGAGATAAGCGTGTCAATCTCGCGTAACAGGTTCCCCACTGTATCGCGACGAGAAAGCCAGTAATCTATCAATGACTCTATCTCATCGAGATTGGTGCACAAACTGCGATAGTCGATGCACAAGGGAATGGTGCTGACGCTAGACCAGTCTGTGGAATAATCGATACCGGTCACAGTTAGATTACCAGTGTCAATGAATTTTTCGTAGTCCACAATCTCCCAGTCAATGCCCGATCTCTCGATGATCTCAATGCCTTGGAGATTTAGAAAATAATTTTTTAACCAACTCATCTGGGCTTGTTGAGGAACCGAGAATGACATCTGTTTTACTAAATTTGTATATAGATAACGATTTTCAGGATTACCGTGATAGTGAAAACACCCCGACGCATCGGCGTGTGCCTGACTCAAGAGAGAGCCAATATGATCTTTGCGGCGAATCACTGTTACATGATCAAATCCCATAGATAGCACGCGGGCTAGATCATACTGTCCACGATTGCTGGATAGGAATTTAAAAACACCATCAGTGACTTCCCGAGTCCATTGATATATGCTTTCAGTGTCGGTGGCGTCGGCGAGATATCTAGGAAGATTTCTCCCCACCTGAGAAAAAGGCTCGCCGCGATTGGGTAGCTGTAATATCTGGTCGGCTATCACCGCCTGTATCACAGACGTGCCTGTCCTGGGCAATCCGTACACTAGGAGTTTTTTGACAGCCATTTGCGCTTCCTTAGTTCAATCTTGACACGGTTGGTTTCCCGCGCCTGCATGATAGTTATCAGGGCAGGCAATCGGCCCATGACCTTCACTGCATCATTGACGTCTTTGACTCCCTCGGGCCAATTGGGCATGCTCACGGCCCAGCCCAGCTCCATGGCCCGATCTACCAGCTTCATACCAGCTTCGTCGCGGTCAGGTACCACTGTGACTTCACGCCCTAGACTGCGTATGAGTCGGGCTTGTAGATCAGATATGTCGGCATGCAATACTGCCATGGCCGAAATGCTGAGTGCATCAAACACGCCTTCGACCACGATCACGTGAGTCCAAGAATCACGCTGGAGATCACGACCAAACACATAGCCAGGCTGGATATCGTGTATGTACCTGGGATTACGATCATCCAGGAATCGCGTCGAATGTCCCACTATCACTCCGTTGTGGGTGAATGGTATCACTATGCCTGGCCTCGGCATGCTTTTGAATAGATATGGATAGTCCATGGGCACACCGCGATCTCGTAGATATCCGCGAGCACGCAGAGCCAGGGCTGGATCATCGTTGCCATTGATGCCGTACACATCAGTGGGTAGATCGCGCTCTTCAAACTCGATGCTGGATAAGTGTTCTACCAACCTTTGCCGCTGTTCCAGCACACCTTCCATGGTGCGATGCCTCAGACTTTCGAGATTGATGCGCTCGATCTCGTCATCGGGCACGTTCAACCATGACAGTAGTCGGCGTGCCTTGAAGCTGAGGCTGCGACCCAGCACGAAACTGGCAGTGAATCCGCAATTGAAGCAGTGATAGCTCCAGCCCTGATCTGTGCTCTTGAGGCCGCCGCGCTGGCGTCGATCAGCGGTCTCCCCGCTGTGGACGCAACAAGGAGCATTGAAGCTGATCCAGCCAGATGCTGTCTTTTTGTGGCGGGCAGGAAGATATGCTGTCAGATCTAACATCATGACAGTTTAACGGATTTCGCTGGAATGATCAACGATATTGGATGAGATCTACAGCGCCTGCGTCGATCTGTACCTGCAAGCGTAGATAGGGATGATAACCTTCTACGTTGAATCCCAGGCGCTCGTTGCTGTCAGAAAACGACACCGAATCCACTGTGTTGCCGGTACGTAGGTCCTGGAAAGACACATCATACCATTCCACGGTGTTGGCCGTGGCATCGGTGGCGCCTTGCACTGACAGGTTACCGGTGAGATTGCCGTTGTCCATCTGGAATGTGGTCAATCTTGATCCGTCTGTGGTCACCGTAGAAGAATAGAAAATGTTGTTGGCTGGTGCCTGCGCAGGGATGGTCAGCATCGAACTGGCCACGAATGCTGGAAACACCGAATCCACGATGTCAATGTCGCCGCGAGCCGAAGAATAAGCATCGGTGTACACGGCCTGGTCCAATACTCCTGAGCTCACTTCAATGCTCCATGATGCCGGTTGTGGTTGGAAATACACAGAATCAGCTGCAGGGATAGTGACCTTGGCTCGTCCAGTGGCTGCACTCAATGCCACCAACTCTTGTGCATACAAGAGATTGTCACCGTTCTGGCTGATGATGCGGAAGGTGAAAGTACTGCCCGAGATATTCACAGGCTTTTGGTCTTGGTTGAGGAACTGGAACAGGATCACATTGTCCACGCCCAGGTTCAATTTCAATGATTTTGCATACACAGGTTGCCATCTCCGGTCAAATACCGCACCCTGTCCGGATATATCTATCATTAAAACTTGCTGGATTTGTTGATATAAATAGGCAGGGGTTGAATACATAAAGATCTCCACCAATATTTATGGGCGATAATCTGTTCGAGACACTAACATCCAAGTATCCTTTTATCACGCTGTGTGTGCATGCCGGTGTGGAGTATGTAGGTATAGTACAGAATCGCGACGATCGTATAACCACTATCTACGACTTTGGCAACATACACGATGCCGAACTCAAAAGACTTTTCCTGGATCTTGCCAACATTTGGTGGTGGGAAAGCAACCGCAGTATCCCCATCAACATCTTTCTCAAAAGCGAGTGGGATCCGTTCCGCCCTTATCTCAGGACGTTTGCCAACAAAGATCTCGACATCATACACGGTCCTGTTTGCAGCTTGTCTGACATATCGCGACGCAAAACCAAGCGACGCAGCATCACCCTAGTCCGCCGTATCGATTAAATTCATGTGCAAGGCCACTAGAGCTGCATAGCTCACCGCATGGCTGCGCTTGAACGTGTATCCGCGACTGTCATCACCGTCCCACACCGATGCAAAGACCTGATCCCAGGGTTGGTTCTGTAGGTGTGCCTTGCCAGGACGTATCACAGATATGAATGCGGCCATCCTGGTCACAGAATCCGGCCGCATCATGGCCAGCAGTGAGGTATAGTTGCCCACGTGCACCAGTTGGCTGGCCCAGGCAGCATCGGTCCACAATCTCGACCATGGAGGTTCCCGATCCAGCATGGCTTGATAGTGCTCGGGATCTCTCACCAGCTGATACACTGACATGTTGAGAAAGTCAATCTTGAAATAGCCGCGTTGTTCGGCTTCATCGTAGTCGATGGCCGCACAGCCACGCACAGGATCTCTAGGTATGTCCGTGACATAAATGCCAGAATTGTGTCGCCGTGATTGACCGTCATGGGTTTGTCGAGCCGGCACGTGCTGTATCAATGATAGAGCATGGTTCCTGTCAGCGAAGTCGATGTCGATGTCTGCGCTCATATCACCATCCTGCTTGTCGTGTCATTTCTCGCACCCATTCAGCGTCTGCTGCATAGTCCTGGAATCTACGGAACCAATGATCCGAATCGATCCAAGGCCAGATCATGGCCACTTGTTCGTTGTTGATGCGAGCCAGGAATTCCTGCCCGGATTCGGAATTATACAGCACCCAGGCAGTGACGCGACCAGTAGTCACTGCCTGGCAGATCACGTTGTCGTTGCCGTATCTCAAGAAGTCGCGATCCGGGTTTCCTGTGCGTTCGCCCCAGGCGATGCCTTCTTCTAGAGCACGACTCAAGGCATCTGTGGCCGATTCTACCCGCACATGCTCTTGGAGATACTCGGTGTATACAGTATCTCTGCACCAGTGGTCTATCTTCCGGTTGTTCTTGAGCAGCCAGTCCACAAACCTGGGCACGTTCACGGCGCGTATGCTTTGACAATAACGCCCAAATCTAACAAACGCACGATAATAAGCACTGGCAGCGAAATCCTCAAAGGTTTTAAGACGTGCCGATCCTTGGGTGATTTCGTAGAATCTCAGATAAGCGTTGAGTCCTATTTGCACCCCCACTTCATTTTGCTCGCTGTACCTGCGTTTGGGTTCACAAACATGCACAGCGAGACTGGTTTCTCGCTGGAAAGATTTAGTGCAATATCGGCACTGGAACTCAGTCCGTGTCGCCGTGTTCTCTGGCATATTCAGCTAGCTCTTTGCGAGTGACAAGTTGACTTAGTACCTCGATATCATCGATCTTGGCCGCGGGCATGATTTTCATCAGCTTCTTTTTGATTTCGCTGTTGCTGTTGCCGTCTTTTTTCTTGGGAGAGATCCAGAGATGTCGATGTGTGCCCATGTCTGGACTTACGGTTGTAGCGCATAACCATTGCAGCCCAGGATGGCGCGTCATTTCGAAGAATCTCTTGTTGAGCCGTTCATTGGTGGCTACGAGATAAAACTCCTGGAGATCAGCACTGCCTTCCACGGCCGATCCCCAACGTATCATGAGATAGGTGGAAAACTTTTTTCGTTCTTCGTCAGTGAGATCATTGTAGAAGTCGCGATTTTTGCGATCGAACTGTCGCATCTCATTTTGTATCGATAGTTTATCCATGTTTGTTACACAAGTTTATATGAGAGATTATGTTTTTGCAATGATGTTCTTGCCATTGTGAATCCATGATATGGAAATGCGCTGGTCCATGTGGCTGACTAGGCGACCAAAAATCGGTGGCCAATTTGTGATCATCAAACGCCAACAAAGGGTCATGAGCTTGTAAATCTGTGAGAGACAGCATCAAATCTTGAGTTTTGATTTTGAGATCTACTTCGGGTACTTGACCAAGATTGCCCGGAGAATAGCAGAACCCAATGTTTTTGCTCAGCAAGGAAAACAGACATGATGCCATGATGAGACGATTTCGCAGGTCGTTCATGAACTGGGACTGCACCATGGTTATCCATCGTTGATAAATGTCAAACTCGGTGGTATCCCGACTGTGCGAAAGGGTTTTGGTGGATTGAAAATAGTTTATCGAACACTGCTTGATGCTTTCCACATTGTACTTGGTTGGCAATGCTTGATTGGCAGCAGGATTGTCAACTTCGTATCTTTCAATTCCGGAAAATGATATCACAACAAATCCTGGATCAAGCTCGATGGCCTGTAATGTCTGTAGTGCGATAAGACCATTACTGGCACCACGCTGTGAAAGATTGACGATCTCTATGTCTGGACGCAGACGGCGTAGATGATCTATCCAATGTATGTTGGGGTATCTATCGTCTTCTACGTTAAAGCTGTCACCACATACGACCAATCGCATCCGAAATCACCAGGCCTTGTTATAGTCTACGATCTCGCAGTTGCGGCTCACATCTTTGACAAAATACACACACTGTGGTTGATCGCCGTCTTCGATGGGCACCGCGAGAAACTGCCCGTTCTTGAGCTTGGGTGCATACCATGTGACTTCGTGATAGACATCAACGATTTCAATGTCGGGAAAGCTGGGACGGAAACTGGTGAGTGGGTTGAATTGGAACACCTTGAACCCGCGGTCATTGATAGATGTCAATGGCAACACTTCAAGATCGCCGAGATCGGGTTCGCCGATCAACACTTGCCAATCCACAGGCATGCGCAAGGTACGTTCGCCGATCTTTAGCACCAGAGCGGGTGCGTTGAAACTCTCCAGGAATATCAAAGGGATGTAGTGATAATCTGGGTTGCTGGGGTCCGAATTGTCAAGGATGGCAAAACGCATGTCATCCACTTCTTCGGGCAGGGTATCAAGGTCATAAGGACGATTGTCCAAGGTCAGTATTTTCATCGTTGTATAATAACTGAGTTGTTAGTGGTTGTCAACTAAATCTCGGACCTGATCCGCGAATCGTTGTTGTATTTCTGTCAGATGAATGTGGAATGGTGGATGTGAATCCGTGCCATCTAGGTGGCGATATTCGCGATAATCATCGCTTTCAAAAAAACGTGTGAGATTGAACGGAATTTGCTGATCTCGGAATTTTTTGACATAGGTACTTGTTGGGTAGTCGTTGCCGAGGTCTTGGGCCAGACAATCACCGCCTCCCAGGCTATAGTAGACCCGGGCGAGAGAACGTGCCATTTCTACTGCACCGATCATGATCGAACATTGTCGTACGATTTCTGCGTCAGGACTTGTTAGGTCACAGTAATCATCGTAGAATTGAGTCTGACGGTGGCTCATGCGTGATGGATAGCAGTTGGTCAACCATTTTCCATTGTAGTTTTCCAGCTCTGACTTGAGTGGCCTGGCGAACTCTATTCTCCAGGCATGTGTGAACCCAAATATCACAACATCGTGCCCATCAAACCGCTCAATGAATTGGTCCATGATACAGGTATTGCTGGCACCACCATAAGCAGCATTGTCCACTATCATATGGTCGGGCAAACGCTGTGACCAGTGCAGTCCAGGAAATCGTTTTTTTGCATCATAAAAAAAACTGTCTCCACACACCAACAGTCTTTTTTTTGTATATTTTTTTATTTGTCGAGACAATATTATTGCCATTCGAGTCGTTCCTGTGTAAACGGATACCGAGCTTCTTTGTAATAGGTGCGCCGCTTGGTCAAGTGTCTCTTCGCAAACCGGCAAGTGCTCGTGATATCCCAGATCTGTACATAGTCCTTGTCTTCGGCTCGGCGGATGCCCCGACCAATGCTTTGGATAACTCTAACAAAACTCTTGCCAGGTTCCACAAGCACCAGATTGAAAATCCTGGGAATGTTGATGCCAACCGCCGCGATACCGTAAGTAGCGACAATGATTTTATCTGTTGCCTCTGCCACAGAGTCATAGTGTTCCTGCCTTTCTCCGGCTTTGGTGGCCCCGGATACAAAAACTGCACGATCACCCAAACGCTCTACTAGGGCATGCCCTGCAGCCACACGATCCACCAGCACCAACGTATTGCCAGTGCGATTCACTTCTTGGATCAACCGAGCCATGGTGTCAAGCCTGCCCGGTTCTTCCAAGAGATATTTAAGCTCGCTCTGATAATTGTTATATTCCGTGTGATCTACCAGCTGCACGATGTTGACATGGCACTGCGCCAACACTCCGCGCTCTTGCAGTTCAGCCGCTGCCAAACGGCTCACTACCGGCCCTAGGCTCACTAGCAGGGCCTGGCTTTCAAACTTTTCCTTGGGCACGGTTCCGGTTAACCCCCATCGGATCGGCACTTGTGACATCACGCCCGTGAGCAGGGTTTTCAAGGCATCAGCTTTGGCCATGTGTACCTCATCCACGATCACGCAGATCACACCTTCTAAAAACTCACCAATGGTGGCGTCCGCGGTGCCTGATTTGGTGTTCTTGAGCAACACATTGAGGCTCTGCCAGGTACAGATGGTGTGCTGGTGTCCCCATTCTTTCCTGTCGCCAAAAAACACGCCCACATCAAGACCGAGATTGCGATAGTCGCGTTCGGTCTGGGTGACAAGACTCTTGTTGGGTACGATCACGATGCTGCGACCATATCGCTCGATGCTGTGGCTCAGGGCCGCTGTCATGATGGTCTTGCCTGCCCCGGTGGCCACTTCTTGCAGGCACTGCGGGTTGGCCAGGAAATCGTTGATGATCTCTACCTGGTAGTCGCGCATCATTATGGGGGTGTCAGCCTGCGGATGTCCAGCGGGCCACCGGATGTGTGCGAACGTGGTTTCTGTAACTGGCTCAAACTCAAACAAGGTCTGATAGTCGCGCTGATCATCAAGGTCAACGTCGTAGTCCATTTCCTCCAGCAAGGGCAGGATCTCAGGCAAGAGGTTCACATAAGTGCTACCGCCCATCTGGAAGTAGGCCACTTTGCCGTCCCAGCGCCCTAACCTTACTGCCGGCAGATATCGCGCATACGGCACTTCATACTTGAACTGGTTTACCAAACGCCGTCGGGCATCCAGGTCCAAACCTTCGATTTTGACATTGACTTCGTCGCGTATTATCAGAGTGGCTTGTTTCATTGATATAGTGTATAGGATTTATTTACACATGTCAAAAAAAGAGGTGCCGTAATACGGCACCTCTAAAAACCAAATGACCTAGGAGCTAGACTTAGTCGATCATTTGGGCACTACGTTTACTCATGTTTCATGCAAGTGCTTTCGGCCAGGGCTCTCCAGTTGGCACCAATCTTGGTGAGATCGGCAATCTTAAGAGCCATACGCAGGCTGATCTCACGCAGGCGAGCATGATTCTCTTGCATGAATTGTACGATCTCTTCGCCTTGCTCGGGCGTGAAATCATAGTCCTGGAACAGATCACCTTTGCGGAAGATCTGGCGGATACGCAGGATCTTGTCACGTGTGGTATCCAGGGTGAGATCCAGAAAGTGACAGCGGCTTTGCAAGGCTTCCAAATGGTCCTGGAGTTTTTTAGACTTGAGATGGTCAAACTTCAAGTTCGTGATAAAGATCACCGAACCTTTGAAGTCGAACTGATCAGGCACGCCTTCACGACGCAACATGGCTGAGTCAGCGTTCCAGTGGATGCGGCGCTTCTTACCCGAGTCCAGGGCAGCCTTGAGGATGTTCAATGCCACATCGTCTAAGAGGATCGAGTCACAGTCGTCAAACACCAAGACATTGCGCGGGTCTGAGTTCTTGTAAAGTGTACAGTACAGACCGATGGGAGTCATAGCACCCTTGATCACTTGGTACTTGATCTTCTTGCCAGAGATCTGGTCAAACATACCAGCCTTCTCCAGCTGATGCTCAACACCGTAGCTCTTGCCAACTCCGGGAGGGCCTACAACGATCATGGCACGGATGTCACCAGCGATGGCTGCTTTGGTCATGTCGTCAAGGATCGAGAACCGTTGCTCAATACGGGTCATGACTTCTTCGTCGGTTTCTTGCTTGACCTGTGGTGCGAACTTTACAGTATTGGAAGATGTCACTGAGCTGTCTCCTTGGAATTCAATGTCATGTAGGCTGTCTACGCGGATGCGGATATTGTCTGCGAATCCCGGAAACTGACCATCGTTTTTTACTACCACGTTGCCGCCACGGGCGTCAGTCTGGAAATCACGCACCAATGCGAAGCTGAGTCCGGTCACGTCGTGATTGCGATAGGTGCCACGTCGAAATTTCACTTGGGTCATTGCTAGCTCCTGTTGTTTTAATGTATGTTCTTATTATATGTGATCGTGAATTATTGGTCAACCGCTTATGCGATCAAAAATCTGCTGTTGTAAACGCGCAACATCCTCGCGATCCACGAAAAAATCGGTTCTTGGATCCCAGTATTCACCGACTCGGGCGTCATAGTAAAGCACCTGCCCATTTGGGTAGTGGAACGGTCCTTCCAATCCCTTGCGTGGCCCGTAGTTTACGTCACGATCGAAAACGGTGTAGCCCATGTCGCGCTCCCAAAGTTCACTGTAGACTTGATTGTACTATTATACCAATTTCTGGTCAACCTGGGCGTTCCAGAGACGTTGTATCTCAAGATCGGTGACTTCGTGTGGTTTGGGCTGACCGTGGAACACGATCACTTGGGTGCGTGGATCTATGGCTGCTCCAGATCCCGGTTGAGCATAGGCACGAGTCTTGACATTGATGCCGCCATCCATGACCTGCCACCGCCAGCTCAGGAATTGGTCGGTTGGGAAAAATCTCTTGATCGACACCGAAAGCTGGGAATTCAGGAAATCTTGGTCTCCGTGGAATCTCCGCACAGTGGATTCGATGCTGTTCTCCAGGAAATTCTGCCAGATCCACTGCATCCGACCTGTGTTCCAGAACATCACCGAACTGTTGATGCCGGCCCAGGTCGGCCTCCAGAGTCTTCGAAAATCATGCACAGCCCAAAACTTGTCCTGATCGAGTCCTGAAATCCAGTCAATGTTGCCGGTGATCACTACGTCAAGATCAAAGTACAACAACGGTCCACGATAGTGTTTGGGATCAAACATCTGCATCTTGTACCACCAGGCTTTTTTAGGCCCGTGTACCGCAGGCCATGGTGTGAGCTCGTGCTTGATCATGTGCGCAGGCACCGGGCGGTCTGCCTCAGTGAAAACATGCAGGCGAAATTCCCGGGTGGTATTTTTCGCTATCATGGCATGGAGATTTTCCACATATCTCCAAGGATAGGCATCGCCGTGTATCACACAGGCACAGTGCATGGTAGAATCTTGCATGAATGATATTTAACCGTTTTGTGCGTATATAAATATCTTCATGGAAACCATCGTACTTGTCACTGGTGGGTTTGACCCACTTCATTCTGGACACATCGCCTATTTCCGCGAAGCTCGCAAGCTAGGTGATAAACTCATCGTTGGTGTCAACAGCGATGCTTGGCTCACACGCAAGAAAGGTCGGGCGTTCATGCCCTTGCATGAACGGCTGGAGATAGTCAAAAACATACAAGGTGTGGATCATGCCATTGATTTCAACGACGACGACGGCACAGCTAAACGAGCCATATGGATGGTACGACAGAGCTACCCACAGGCACGCATCGTTTTTGCCAATGGCGGGGATCGCACCAAGACAAACATACCCGAGATGGACTATGAGGACAGCAACCTGGAATTCCGATTCGCTGTGGGCGGCGATGACAAAAAGAATTCCAGCTCATGGATCTTGGAAGAATGGAAGGCGCCCAAGACCGAACGTGTCTGGGGCTACTATCGCGTGCTACACGAACCCAATGCTCGTGTCAAAGTCAAGGAACTCACAGTCAATCCCGGGCAAGCTCTTAGCATGCAGCGCCATCGTCACAGAAAAGAATTTTGGTTCGTCAGCGAAGGCACAGCATCGGTGTGGTCTTTGGATGTTGCCAGCACCGACGCCGAGCATCAAGGAGACTACGTAGCCCATCAGTATTTGCACATCGACTACGAGCAATGGCACCAGTTGAGAAATGAAACCGATGGGCCGTTGAAGATCATCGAGATACAGTACGGCGATGCCTGCGTGGAAGAAGACATCGAACGACGGCTATGAAAGCCATACCTGTGTTCGTGGGCTATGATCCCAGAGAAGCCATCGCCTATCATGTGTGCGTGAACTCGATCATACGCAATGCCAGTCAGCCCGTGGCCATCGTTCCCTTGGCCCTGAACTTGCTGGGCGAGTACGAAGAAACCCATACTGACGGTAGCAACCATTTCATCTACTCGAGATTCCTGGTTCCCTATCTCATGAACTGGAGCGGCCGGGCCATCTTCATAGACGGAGACATGGTGGTACGCGGAGACATCGTCGAGCTCTATGATCTCATGTCATTGGACAAAGATGTCATGGTGGTCAAGCACGACTACGAGACTCGACAGTCAGAGAAATATCTGGGCAGTCCCAACGAAAACTACCCCAGGAAAAACTGGAGTTCGGTGATAGTGTGGAACTGCAGTAATTTCCCCAACCGGCGACTCACTCCCGAATTCGTACAAAAAAGTACAGGTGCATATCTGCATAGATTTTCCTGGCTCGACGATGATCGTATCGGTGAACTTCCGCCTACATGGAATTGGCTGCCCGATGAGTATGGCGCCAACCCTGAAGCCAAGTTGTTGCACTACACCTTGGGCACACCCTGTTTCCACGAATATGCCGATACACCGCAAAGCGAAGTGTGGCACCGTGAGCGCATCCTCACCGAACACTGCCAGCAGCACGATATCACCCAGGCAGCTCGATGATGCCCTGGGTGTACCTCAGCAAAGATGGCAGCGACGAGTACATCAACATGATGGCACAGGCCGCAGGGCAGGCGCCCACTAGCACACTCGACTTTGACTACTCACAGAGCACGGCACCCATCATCATGCGTGGCATACTCAAGCACAAACTCCGCGAACAGTGTGTGCGGGACGGCCGAGATTTCTACTACATGGATTCAGGCTATTTTGGAAATTCGCCCAGCGCAGCCAATCCCAATGGCTGGAAACTCTGGCACAGGATAGTCAAGAACGATGTGCAACATCGAGAGTTTCCCGATCGTCCCGGTGATCGATTGGGTCGCCTTGGAATCGCTGTGCCCAAGCAGCGTAGGTCGGGATCTCACATCATCGTCGCTGTTCCCGATGACAAGCCTTGTCGAGTCTATGGTATCGATCGCAAGCAGTGGGTGGATCACACTGTAGCCGCACTGAAACAAAGTTCAGATCGGCCCATTGTCGTGCGCGAGCGTGTGCCTAGTCGACAGTATCGCACCATCACCGAACCCTTGTCAGAGCTGTTGAAGGATGCCTGGGCCTTGGTCACTTTCAACTCCACGGCCGCCATCGAAGCTGTGCTGGCCGGAGTACCGGCGTTTGTATCCAGTCCAGTCCATGCAGCGGATCCCGTGGCCAATCGAGATCTTGCCCTGATAGAATCGCCGTTTTGGCCTGACACAGACGAGATCCAACGTTGGTTGAGATCGTTGTCTTATGGGCAGTTCCATGTTTCCGAACTACGGGATGGCACAGCCCAGCGAATCTTAGAAAGTACCACATGAAGAAAATCCTGGTAGCTGTGAATTCCGCAGCCAACAACATAGAAAAAAATGTGCTGAGAGCATTCTATGCCGGACTCGAGTCTTACTTTTTTGAACGACACTCAGTGGATGGCACCGACGAGTTGCTGAGCACTGCTGACATAGAGCTCGTTCTATGCTATGACAAGAACATGCCCGAGTGCGATGTGGGCATACAGTTTGGTAGCACCAAAGACCGCGCCGGAGATCATCACGTGATCAAGCAAGAGCTTGCCAAGAAAGCACGCTGTGTGGTCATCATCGAAACACCATTGCTGGGACGTGTGATCGCTGATCGATATTCTCAATACCGAGTGGGAGTGAATGGATTCCTCAATGGTCAAGGACGATTCTTTGATCCTAAACGACTGCTGCCCAAGCGATTTGCCGAGTTAGAAGAGAAATACGAGATTCCTGGATTCCCCGGTTGGAAAAAACGGGGGAAAGGTGTTATACTAGTGACCGTGCAACTGCCCGGTGATGCCAGCCTCAGAGGCACACGCATGAGCGAATGGCTCACGGACACCGTGGACGAGATACGGTCCGTGACGGATCGCGCCATAGTGATCCGCACACACCCGGCCATGAGTGACAAAGGCGGTCAAGAATTCTTCGGCGAGATATCGGCCCTGCTGTTCAAGAATTACGAAAACATCACTTGGAGTGACGGTAAGTCCCGTACCTTGAAGCAGGATCTTGATCGCAGTGATGTTTGCGTGAGCTTTAGTAGCGGTGCCAGCATCGATGCCATATTGGCAGGTGTGCCAGTGATAGCCACAGATCAAGGCAACTTTGCCTGGCCCGTGAGCAGCCACGACATATCTGAAGTGTTGGATCCTCGTCAGGCCCCGCGCGGAGAGATCGAAGAATGGCTGGAAGGCTTGGCCAACAGCCAATGGAGCACACGTGAAATGCGATCAGGCATCGTATGGCAAAGGATCGAACCCATGATACAGGAAGCATTGAAACGATGACCAGTCTGGCTGTGTATCATCGCACTGTACCCAACAACAAGAATCAAGAAAAGATCGATCTCTTGAACTATTTCAGCGAAGGCGCACGCAAATGCGGCGATGCTGTGATAGATGTGCAGGACCATTTGTATCACGGCACAGATGTGGCTGTGATACAAGGATGGATCACACAGGAAAAAAAGACAAGACCGCACTTGGTGTTGAGAGACACAGTGATCAAAAACCAACTGCGAAGAAATCGCTATGTAGTGGCCGTGGACAGCAATCTATTTCTGTATGCCAATACGCGAAATCCTTTGCACTATCTGAGATACAGCTTCAATGGTGTTTTTGCCAACACCGGTATCTACTGCGACACCCATGTAGATCCCCAGCGTTGGCAAAAAATCAGTGGTGATCTTGGCATTTCGTTGAAGCCGTATCGCAACAACGGCAGTCATATCTTGTTGTGCATGCAAAGAAATGGTGGATGGAGCATGAATGGACAGCATGTGTTAGATTGGGCGGCTACCACTATCTTAGAAATACGCAACTGGACCAACCGCCCCATAGTGATACGACCACACCCAGGAGACAAAGCCGCTGCTGCCTATATTGGACGATTTGACTCATCGGGCGACTTACACAATGTCAGTGTGAGCCGGGCGGGAACTACCTTGCAGGACGACTTGCGTAATTGCTGGGCAGTGGTCAATCACAATTCCAGTCCAGCCGTGGCTGCGGCCATCGAGGGATATCCAGTATTTGTCACCGATCCCGAGCGCAGCCAATGCCGGGAAATAGCCAACACTGATCTCAGCCGCATTGAATCTCCCGTAATGCCCGATCGGCAAGCCTGGATAGAACGCTTGGCCATGAGCCATTGGAATTTTGATGAATTAAGGAGCGGCGAAGCCTGGAGTCACATGCGCAAGTTCATCGCCAATGCGCCTTGACCAAGGGATGATTGGGCATGGTAGACGGCTTGTTGGCTCGTTTGCGGAAGGTGAGTATCCTGACCTGGGAAAGTTCCACACGATGATCACTCTTGCTGGCTATGTGAAACCACTCGCTGGGGCAATGATCTAGGAACGTAGTAGTGGTCACTCGTTCAGATACAAAGGCTTGATCTCCCAGCCTTGGTGATACTCGATATTCTCGATGCCAGTGATCGGGATCTTGGCAATAAATGTTCCACAGCTCTGACAAGTCCTGTCGCCACCACATGATGGCGCTGCTGGCAATGGCACGGTCCGATTCCCACCACATCACCATGTCTTGATATTCAACTCGATCAATTACCTCATCGAGACTGCCCGAGATCACAGTGTCTAGATCGAGGTACAACACCGGCCCTGACAAAATACCTGGGCGGAACAACTGCATCTTGGCCCACCAACCACGCACATCAGGATCTGTGGGCAACAAAGGGATGCGTTCACAAGGCACATCGCAGTCGCTGAAACACACGAACCTATGCGGCCTCTGGAGATTACGGCTTACCATGTTCTGCAGTCTCTCCACCCAGCCAGCATCATAGTCAGCCCAACCACCTTGCCTGAGCACACAGGCCACTGTGATGTTGTTCATTGCCGCAACTCCAAGAACTCGTTGATGTTGATACGATCCCAAGGTAACCGGCTTCGTGGGCGCGTGGAAAGATTATAGACTCGAGTGTCGCCGAGATTGATCTGTAATCGATCAAACCAACGATCCATCACTGAAAAGTCGCCGTCAAAGTAGGTGTTGATCTGATGCACAAAATCAGGAACGCCGCGAGTACGCATGTCAAGTCCAACTCCATAAAAGCTGGTGGCACCGGCAGCATCAGGTTCATAGTCCATGTCCAGTCCCAGACAGGCTATGTGAGTGGGTTTGAGAAAATGCATGACCCAGTACATGAGTCCAAAGTAGGACACCATACCTAGTTCTTTCACAGCATCTGTGTGACTCTTTTTTGGACAATAGTGTGCAAATGCTGTGCGCCAACCCATGGGCACGCTTTCGGGATAGTAGACTTTCTGCCCAGACTCAAAAGGCACACGATTGTGGTTATAGAGCTTGCGTAGCATGGGCTTGTCAGGAAAGTCGCCAGGGCTGAGGAGATAGGTCCACTTGTCGGTGCCACGATAAACACTGTTGAGACCAACGATCACACAGTCTCCGGTGTCCCAGTCGTTGATCATGGGCATGTCAGGGCCACTACCTAGCACGATGACTTTTCGATGTCCGCGATTCATGATTCGATCATCGGCAAAATCGTCGGCCATGCGACTTTTGTTTTTCCTATGATAATGGATGAAGTCTGCTGCCCATCTTTGATCAGCATCATATCTGCCGAGATGGTAGTTGAATCGCCAATCCAGTTCCGAGAATCCATGTTCGAGACACAGGCGATTGATCACCAGCTGATCAAAACTGCCCCATTGATCGTGATTGTCCTGCCAGTGCTGCGAGAGATTGCCAACGAATCCTGTAACTCGACGATAACTGGATCGAGGAAAAACTACCACTCCACTGTTGGCGTGTCCGCGATGATCCCAGCTGTCACTGGCAGGAATGGGATCCACCACAAGTGGACCTGTGTTCATGAGACTCACCGTGGGTAGGCTGCTGCTCGCTGACTCGAATATGTTGCGTGAATGCACGGTGACCAATACATCGCTGTCTACGAAACATATGGCATCATAATCGTGACACCAGCCCTGCAAGAAAGGCAAGAAGATGCCGTAGTATGGAGTGAATGGTGCGCCCGACCGTATGAGACGATAGTCGGCACCGATGCGAGCTGCATACTGTCGCATGCTCTGCTCACTCAGCTTCCAGAAATCTCGTGTGGAATCCGAGAATTGCCAGTACTGATAGATCAGTGTTTTCATCGTGCCTTTATCAGACTGGCCGTGACCGGAGAACCGGTGTTGCTGTGATACTGACCGCGATGCAGTTCTTGATAGTGTGGGAGATATTTCTTATACACAGTGTTCACGGTCTTGACCTGTAGATCGTCGACCACGGCATAGGGAATGTCAGTCTGCATCCAAAGACGCAGATCGCTGTCGATCCAATCTGTGTCGTGATTCCCGTCAATGAACATCACATCAAATCTGCCACGTAGATGCTTGGCACGGATCTGCAAGCTGTCCACCAACACAAACTCGAACCTATCGCCGTAGCGTTGTTTCACCAATTCGCTGTTGGGCACAGTATATTTGTGCCATCCAATATCGTGACTCACCACTGTGATGTCAGGAAACAATTCCAGCAAGAAGGCGCTGCTGTGGCCAGCATTGAATCCAATCTCCATGACGGATCGGAATCCGGTGATCTCGCGAACCTTCAACCAGAAGTCGCGAACATCCTCGCCCACTCGCATGTGCCCTTCTACTTTTTTCTTACCGCCAACATCCAACCATGAAAGATCTATCATCTCTGTTCCCATATTTTTGATCTCGTGAGACTTATGTTTCCTGCTAATTTATCGCGTGCTCGTCCCATCATGTAGTTATGGATCTCGATTTTGACCACATGCTGATTGATGGCATTGTCCGCAGGCAGGAACGTGTGAGCATAGGTATCCACTAACACGCGAGCTGCATGCGGATGTAGAGCGTAACCACCGTTGCCAGGCATACTGGCCTGCCGATAGTGTTCGGCTCGGGGTTCGCCTTCGGGACTGTCCAGATACTGCAGATACTTCTGCATTTTTTTGTTGTGACTGAAAGCCAAGGAGAGCACGTCCTGCCAGGCCACTTCTTGATAACCGCGCACGATCTCGATGTCGTCCTCGAATATCATTATAGGGTCTCCTAGATCAGCACACAGTTGCCAGAGGCGATAATGGCTGTCAAAACAACCCAAGATGCCGGGCAAGAAATCCTGGGCCGTGAGAGTCTGGCTGTAGGGCTGGTCGGGTCCTTTGAACGACCACGGATGGCACACTCGACCATGTTCGAGATATTGTTGTTGGGCAATATCACCGTATGACCCTTCAAACAGATCAGCATCGATGCCCACAGCATGGAGATCCTTTTGCAACACACGAGCACTGGTGATACTGCTGTTTATCTCCGAAAGGCATATGATGAATGCTTTCATTGCCAGTAGCTTTCTGTGCGTGTGACTCGAAGATCTTGCTGCCGACTACGACCTGTTTGCTTACGATCACCTTTGAGATGATCAAGGTAGGCTCCCCAGGCACTGTTGATCAAAGGATGGCCTTCGCCACGTATCAAACCCTGACTCCAATTCAGTTCCTGCCAACACGGAGTCCTTGACATAATCGCCCTGACCTGATCAAAAACAAAACTGTCGTGCCATTCACTGAGTGAGAAGATCCCTGATTCAGCATCATCATAGAAGGCCTGGAAAATGTCCACGAACTCACGGCTTCCCGGAGCGATGAGATCCAAGGCATAGAGACCACATTCGCTGTATTTTTTTTCTCGACCGAGATAGCCTAGATTGGTACCCAGGGGCATCTGTGATTCTAGATAGCTCAAAGGCATGGCACTGTGACACACTGTATCAGCGTCCATCCAGATCAAGATATCAACATCACAATCGCGTGCTGCGTGGCAAAATGCGTAGACCTTATGGCTGAATCTCACTGCATCCCATTTAAATCCGATGCCGGGCTGCTTGCCACGACGATCTCGCGGACCACGTGCTTGATTTCCTGTGGCCATTGGCACCGATTGCCATCTTTGTTTAAACGCTGCAAGAGCCGGTATAGTTGAAGAAATATCCAGGATTTGTAGATTTTCAGCACGCTCAAAGATCTCTGTGTTCTCGGCATAGACCCTGAGGCCGACTTCTCGTGGCCAATTGGCCAAGAAAGTCTCAATCATTCTTTTTCCATAAGCATGATAACCTGCATCATGGAAAGTGGTCACTACCTGGAACTTGCGCGACATACTGATCCCAATCTGATAACTATTATATCTACCTATTTAACCGCATGAGATTCAGTATATTTGATAACTTCGGCGCCAAAAACAGCCGACCCGTATTTCAGGCTTTTGAAGCTGCATTGGCCCGTCGCGGGCATGTGATAGTAAAGAACGATTTCATGGCCGATGTAGCTGTGATCTGGAGCGTGCTCTGGGAAGGTCGCATGCGCAGGAACGCCGAAGTCTGGCAGCACTATCGTCAGCTGGGCTTGCCCGTGGTAGTCTTGGAAGTAGGAGGCTTGTTTCGTGGTCGCACCTGGAGGATTGGCATCAATGGGGTCAATCGTCAGGGCTTGTTCAATCATGACATGATGCCCGCAGATCGTTATCTACAGATGGGTGTGCGTATGGCTCCGTGGAAAGGCACAGGTGAGCACATAGTCATCGCCACCCAGCGCCAAAACAGCCAACAATGGACGGGCATGCCTGCCACAGGACTCTGGGTAAAGAACACCGTAGAAGAGATACGTCGATATTCACAACGTCCCATACTGGTGAGATGGCACCCTCGGGAAAGGTTGGACATCGACTACCTTGGGCCCGACATAAGGATACAACACCCGGTACGACTCACCGACACCTACGACAGCTATGATTTCCAGGAGAGCTTGCAAAATGCCTGGGCTGTGGTAAACTGGAGCAGCAATCCCGGAGTGGAAGCTGTGCTTGCCGGAGTACCAGCCTTTGTTGGATCTTCTAGCCTGGCAGCACCGGTGGGAAATTCTGATTTGGCCAACATCGAATCTCCGGTCATGCCCGAACGTCAACAATGGATCAACGACGTGTGTTACACCGAATGGACCCTAGAAGAGATCCAAGAAGGGCTGCCGTTGAATCACATGATGCGCGTGTTGAAATCTCAGGTCAGAGATGTGAGAGCGACGCAAGACTCTTGTCCAACCACGGTAACATGAGATCTCGCTGTCGAGGATACCCGTTCTTGACAATACTGCGCGTCATGGTATCCGGTAAAAGATTTTTTTCAGCAAGAGTTGCCCATCGAGTGGTTTTTGGATCCATTGGATCATGCTCGCTTTTATAGACCACGGCATGGATCCAGGGATCTGCGGGCGGGCGCAGGAAAAATCCACTGGCACAGTCCCAACCCGAAACAGCCAATACATGTATGAGACTGACCACTGTCCAATTCCAGTACTGTAGATCGGGTTGATCAAAGGCCTGTGTGTTGAATTCCATCACAGTGTTTTGGGGGACACTGACGCATAGCATACCCCCATCGTGAGTGATGTCTCTCCAGTTTTTCAATGTAGAGAAAGGATCAATCACATATTGGAATGCGTCATGACACCAAACCACGTCAAATTTTTTGTTGATTTGGAAAGGCTGCTCAAAGTCCTGGCGATGATATGTGATATTCTTGTACTTGTGCGCTATCGGCAATGATTCACGAGTATCCACACCGGTACAACGTATATTCAATGGTATAGGTGCATCATCTCGAGTGGTACGAGTGGCCCACCATTCTAGGTCTCGGCCATCACCGCAGCCCATGTCTATCAAGGTACCAATGCTGGACATGAAATCGTCGTGCTCATAGAACTGTGAAAGCACAGTCATGCTGTGCGCATGACTAGATTCGGCTGTGGCAAACCCTCGATGTATCATACTGTGATATCTTCCATTCCTGCTGTTCTTAACCGCACAATGTGTCCCATCTGCCATTGCTTGGCATCCAAGGCCTTCATGATTCCCAACCAACGATTTCTCAACAATGCCACTTCGTTGATGATGGTCTCAAAGTCAATCACTTCATCCTCACCGTCTACATATTTTTCTGCATCGCGAGAAGTAAGGGCGCGAGCATAGCTTTCTAAATACTTCTGGAAATGTCTACGACGGATCTTTCGCAGTTGTATATTGAGATAGTTAAGCACCGCTTCAACTTCTTGTAGTTGATTGAATCTATGTTCAGTGATGCCAGGCAGCTCTTTGATGTTCTTTTCAATGAGTCCGCCAATGCGACACTCTGATTTGGCAGTATCTAGCTCACGTTCATAGTGAGCGATGAAATCAGGAATAGCTGACAGATCCGCGATGACTCGGCTATACCACATGATCAGTATTCGTCGTCCTCGTCCTCATAATCGTCGTCGACGTCGTCGGCTTCGGAGTCAGAATAAACTTGTAATGCTTGTTTGACATCCGAATCGCCTTTGAACGCTGATCGTATTTCGTCAGCGTCGTGATCATGATCTACTAATAGATTCACAAGAACATCAGCAGCTTCGCTGCGGTCCACTGATCCAATGTATCTCTTGAGTTCGGTCCAGATTTCGCTTGCTAGATCCAGGGACATGTTATTCTCCTTCAATGTTTGTGTCGGGAGTACTTAGTTCAGCTTTTTGATTTGCAAAGTCTGCCATTAACTTGTCAAGGCATCCATCTTCGTTGTTTTCCCAGGCCTTGCGGAACTGCTTGATGATCTCGCCATCTGAAGTCACGAACATGAGACGGTTACCATCCTTTTTCAAGAGCTCTTTTTTCTCAGCCAAGTCTACTAGACCCGAGTAGGGATTCATTCCAGTCTCATAAGGGATCTTGACCTGCACACCTTCAAAGGGTTTGGCGTATCTGGTCTTCATGACTTTACAGGCTGACCGGATGCCCATGACATCAGAGATCTTGTTGCCGTCCTCGTCCTCTTTGAGCTTGAGCTTGCGCATGGCCACCACGATAGAACTTGCATAGATAAAGCCCTGTCCACCTGAGATCTTGTCGTCGGGGTCAAACATGTCCTGGCTGGCGTAGGTGTGATTGGTACACACCATGCCCACGTTGTAGGCACCAAACATGTTGACACAGTTGCGCACCAGGGCCGTAAGGCTCTTGGCTTTGCGACCTAGATCGCCTTTCATGTCGCCCGACTCAAACTGATTGACATCAGTGGGGGTGAGCAGCATGCCCACCGAGTCTATCACAAACAGCACCTTGGGACGATCCTCTGCTGGTAGTGCTTTGTAGTCGGTCATGAATGTTGAAATGGTCTTGGCCACATCATCCACCATGGCCATGCTGAGCTTCAAGAGCTTGCTTTCATCTGTGCTCACACCTAACGCATGCAACCATGCTTCGTCCAGGGCGTTTTCTGTGTCGATGAGAACAACAAAGATGCCTTGCTCTTGGGCGTGTCTTACGATATTGCCAGAACAGATATAGCTCTTGCCAGCACCCGATTCTCCGGCAAACACAGTGACCTTGCCCAAGGGCACGCCGCGGTGGAAATCGCCTGAAATCAAGTAATTGAGAGCATAGTTACCGGTACTGACCCAGTCAGTGGGGTCATTGAAGCCGATGGAAAGACCATCGATACTTTTGGTAATTTCCTTGCGGAATTTTGAAATGTCAAAGGGTTTGCCCATATTTTTTCCAATCAAAATAACAATATGTATGTATAGTATAACGTTTTAGAAACAAAAACAAGTGTTGATTTACTAGTCGAAATTAATTTTGTTGCCAAAATCACTCACAGTATTCTTTTACTTTTTTTAGATAATCACCACTGAAATAATTGTCGTAGTTAAATTCGATATTGTCGCGCTCCATAATACTGAGATCGTGCCATTCATAGGGAGTAAATTTAGAAAATTTTAAAATCATAGATATTAACTCAATCAAACGTTCAATTGGGTTTTGGATTTCATCAAATCTATAATCAAAAATATTTAGATATTTTCGAAATCCAAAATAGTGTTCAATATAGCTGTACCAGCCAGGTTGACCAAACGTCAGAAATAACCCTCTGGTAACAATACTATAAAAAAATTTCTCTGTGACAAAAGGATAATAACTGGTAGCTATAGTCTCTGAAACTATATGTAAAAAACTTTTTGTAATAGATTCCTCAAGAATAGATATATTATTCAAATGATTGGTTCGATTATAATTGATAGTATATATTTTCTCAAAAAAATTGTCGCTTTGATCACCAATAAAGAACTTTCTATAATACGCATTCTGATCGTTGTTGGTATAATCTTTAATATGTCCGTCCAACTGATCAACTGAAAAAGAAAAGTTCTTGGTTGAGTAAGAAGGATTAAAAAGACCAAACCTGTCTAGTATAGCTACCAAAAGTTTCCTCGAGACATGCGGACTTCCGTTGAAACTACAGAGAAAATTTTTGTATTGGAGTTTAGGATGTAACTTATAATCAACTAATGTATTATTTGGTAAATTTCGATAGGTAAAAAATAAATCGTAATCAAACTTGATTTGTAGATTTTTATAATGGTCATGTATTTTTTTTGGATAAAATTGATCCACATTTATTATAAATGTTCGATCATTGTTCCTGGCGTAGTCATCGAGCCTGGTAAAAAGATCGTTTTTTAAATCCAAATCAAATCCACCTAGATGATCGGCCATCGAAAATTCCGAAGGCAACCTGTCCATTTGATCAATTAATTGATAAGGCGGAGTCAAAATCATCAGTGATTGCCTGCCCATCTACGGGCTGGAGATCCTAGATATCTGCCTGGTTCGATAATATTTTTTGTCACAGTCGATGCTGCACCTATTTCGCAGCGATCAACAACATTTATTTGATCCAATATCAACGATCTCACATTCATTTTTGACCAATTTCCCAAGTAACTGGATCCAGCGACAATCGAATAAGGCT